CCCGCCATAGCCCGCCAGGGCCGCCGGGGTACGCCGGCAAGCGTCAAGGGCCGTCAGGGGCGTCACGGCCCTGCTAGGGCCGTCAAACGCGCGGTTCCGGTGGAACCGACCCCCGTCGTCGACCTGGACGAGCGGCGCCGTCGCTACACCGGCCCGCTCCCCCACCCCGGCCAGTGGGCCACCGCCCCTTGCGGCTGCCGCGGACCGGTCTGCCGCGCGCAGGGCGGCGAGTGGCCGGTCGTCGCCGTCCTGGTGCGGATGCCGTGCGCCATAGGCCACCCGGCCCGGGTGGGTGCCGGGGTAATCGAACGGTGGCCGCCGCAGGCGCTCGCCTACGACGAGATGGCGGTGACGGCGTGAGCGGCGACAGCGTGTGCGAAGCGCCAGGCCCGGTCGGAACCGGTGCGCTGATCGGTGGTCGCCCGTCCAGGGCTCGGTGCGCCTACCACATTGGTCACGAGGGTCCGCACTCGTGGAAAGCCTCGGCGAAAAGCGCCGGCCCGATGCCGGCCCCACTCGACCCTGCAACCGTCGTCCTCGACATGGACGCGCTCACCGAGCGGCAGCGTGACGTCCTGTCGGCCATTGCGGTCGACGAGGACGGCGGCCACCCGTCCGCGGTGCTGCGGGTACTCGCCGAGAAGGGTCTGATCGTTGGCCGTGAGGTGCCTGTCGCGGGTTGGCCGCCGATGACCGTCATGCGGTGGCAGGTGCCGCTGCCGGTGCACATGCAGTGGGCCGCGTGGTGTTCGCGGCAGCCGGAGGTGGCTGATGACTAGCGCCGCAGTCGTTCGCCGCCCTCCCGGCCGTGGCCAGGGTCTCGACGGTGCCGCCTGTCCGGAGCGTGCCGGGCTGGACCAGGGCTATACGTGGTCACCGCCGTGCCAGTCGATGTGCGTCCGTTGCGGGCGGGTGACAGGTCGGCGGGACGGGGACGGGATGGCGTGGTGCGGAGGGGAACCGCCAGGGACAACGAAACCAGGGAGCACGTGATGGACGAGACGAGACCGCCCACCGGGGCAAACACTGGCCGGAGCAAGCGGGACGGCAAGGGCCGGTACACCCGGACCCAGGACTCTGCCGAACGGGACGCGAACGCTGCTCGCCTCCGAGCGGACGGCGCGAACTACGACGAGATCGCCCGCGAGATGGGCTACGGGAGCGCCGCGTCGGCATGGAAAGCCGTCGACCGTGCGCTGCGAGCGACGGTCGCCGAGCCGGCCGCACGGGTCCGGACGATCGAGCTGGCCCGACTGGACATCCTCCTGTGGGAGGCGTGGAAGGTGCTCCGTGCCCGGCACATCGTGGTGAACCAGGGCCGTGTTGTTCTTGACCCGGACTCGGGGCAGCCGCTACATGACCACGGACCGGTGCTGCAGGCCATCGACCGCGTGTTGAAGATCCAGGAGCGGCGGGCGCGGCTCCTCGGGCTGGACGCCCCGGTCAAGGTCGAGGCGATCACTGTGGACCAGATCGAGGCGGAGATCGCCCGGCTGGCGGCCGAGCTCGGCATGAACGACCCCCGGCCGTTGGTGGAGCCGTGAGCGTCCAGCATGCGCCGCTGTGTGACGCGGGCCGGTGTGCCCAGTTGGTGGAGGGGCTGGCGTTGGCGAAGCGGCGGATGGTCGACAGTCAGGGCGCCCAGTTGGCGGCGGTGTTGGCTGAGGTTGCCGAGGATGCGGAGTTGGGGTTGGACGGACGGCAGCGCGAGGTGTGGCCCGCGGTGGTGACGCGGGCGGTCGGGCGGTTGTTTGGGTTGGCGGCGGAGCCGTCGAAGGTCATCGAAGGGAGTGCCGCATGAGCGACGAGAGCCCACTGGACCGGTTGATCAACCACTACTCCGACGCGAACCTTGACGGTATCCGGTTCGAGCTGAGGACGCTGCGCCGTGAGTCGGAATGGGCGCGGGCACAACTGCCGGTCCGTGAGGGTGACCGGGTCCGCATCGTCGTCGATGTGCCGGCTGGTCCGCCTCGTGCTCCTGGGTGGTACGCCTATCGGGAGGCGCTGCACGTAGGCGCTCTTGCGACCGTGAGGCGGGTCGCGCTCGGCGGCCGGGACGAACCACGGTGGTACGCCGATGTGGTGCTCGACCGTCAGTGGAGTGTCACCGAACCGTTGGGCGGCGGGGTCAAGCGGTACTGGCATGGTCCGTCCGCCGAGACGCCAGACGGGTACGAGATGCCGAGTAGTTACGACCAGGAGCACTACCCGGAGGGTCGCCGAGGCGTGTTTTCGCTGCGGCTGGAGTGGCTGGCTCGCGTCGAGTCGCAAGCAGGCCAGGGCGAGGCTGCGGCATGACCGGCGACGAGCTCGGCTGTATGGGTGACCCTCACTCGCCGTACCCGCACGACTGGCGCCGCGCTGGCACCTACGACGACGACATGACCCGGTACCGGTGCACGGACTGCGGTGCGGTGGAGGCGGTCGACGAGGACGAGTGGGGCGACGATGGCTGACCCGATGTCGGACGTGTTCGCGAACCTGCGGGCGGTCTTTCATGCGGTCGACCGGGCGCCGTACCGGTACGAGCCGATGGTAGGTACGCCGCGGCAGATCGCGGCGGCCCGTGTGTTCCTGGCTCAGTCCGACCGCCGAGGTGAGTGGTCGGTCCGTTGGCCCGACGGGAACGGCGTCCAGCGCGAGCGCCGCTCCACGCTGACCGGCGTTCACCCGCTCGCCCGCGGTCTGGCTGCGCTGTGCGGCTGGGCTGAGGTGTGGCGCGACGGCTGGCAGGTCGCGACCTACAGCGAGAGCGTGCCGAGGGCGCTGGCGCGGGCGTCGCCTCAGACGTGACACGGCCCGGAGCCGCTCCCAGCCCCGGGCCGCCAACGCGGGCACCACACCGCTTCCTGGCAGTGATCATAGCGCCTGAACTGCGGAAACGGAGCCCCCATGCCGGTACTCGACGACATCACGGAAGCCATCGAAGCCCTTTGCGACCCCCGCCAGCACAGCGAGCCCCGCTGGGAGTGGGACCACAACCGGCATCGGCAGCCACTCAAGCCGTACAAGACCACCCAGCCCGGCCTGATCCAGCAGTTGCGCGACATGGCCGAGCCCGGCTGCGACGGCGAACCCGGCGGCAGGGGCGGCCCAGAGTCGGTGCCTGTTGCGATCGACGCCGTGAGCCTGCTCGCGGCGATCACGTTCGGTGCGAGGATGCGCGCCAGCCAGTGGGCTGTTGACCTCAGCCACCGCGTCACTGTCGAGGACTACCTTCGCGGCCTGGTCGGTGTGGTGGGGCGTCGGCCGTTCGACGACCAGCGGGTTCTGCGGTCCGAGCTCAGGTCGTGGACGTGGCAGGCGGAGATCATCACCGGGTGGCGGACCCCGCCGCGTGAACTGCCCGCGCCGTGCCCGCAGTGCGAGGGGCCGGTCGGCAGCCTGCTCGCCTACGCCGACCCGACGAACCCGCGTGCGAGGTGCCTGGCGTGCGGTGCGCGCTGGGCGGAGGTGCCGGAGCGGGACGAGGGGTCGATCCGGATCCTCGGTGAGCACGTCAACGGGTACGCAGGCAAGTCGGTGGCGGAGCGGAAGCGGCTGCGCGCGGAGGCGGTCGCAGGCCGCCGTCGGCGCAACGGGGAGGTCGAGCCGGAAAGGTTGAGCGCGTGACGACCGCGATGCCTACGGATGTGCGGTGGCAGTACCAGGACGTGCCGCCCCGGACCCGCACCCGGCTGGCTGGCACGGACCTCGAGGTGGAGGTCCAGCCGGTCGCGGTCGTCGGGAACTGGGGCAGGCCGGGGTACCGGTTGTGTCGGGTCCGCTATGCCGTCGCGCGTTGGGTCGACCGCGGCCGGGGGTGGGCGTGGTTCCAGGTGCAGGTCGGGGAGACCGGGCCGATGGTGTCGCGGACGTGTTCGGTCGGCAAGCGAGACCCGTTCGGGGGTGGGCCGGTGGCGTCGACGGACGGGCGGGTGAAGGTGTGGCGGGTGGCTCAGGCGGGTATGGGCGCGTCCGCGAAGTAGCGGTGCAGTGAGCCACGGGGGATGCCTGTCTTCGCCGTGATCTGGCTGAACGAGTGCCCCTGCCCCTTCAGCAGCCGGGCGTACTCGATCGCCGCGTCAGTGTGCGCGAGGGGGCGTCCGACGCGTCGTCCGTTCGCCAGTGCGACCGACCGGGCATGCGCCGCGCGTTCGGTGGTGAAGATGCGCTCCATTTCGGCGAACAACGCGAGCATGAGTACCGCGACCCGGCCCATGCCTTCGTCGGCGGTGTTGATGGGCAGCGGGTCGGCGATCGAGCGGACGTTGACGCCGCGCTCGTTCAGGTCGTGGACCAGGTTGAGTACCTCACGGAGGTTCCGGCCGAGCCGGTCGAGCGTGCAGACGACGACGGTGTCTCCGCTACGGACGTAGGCGAGGAGTTGGTTGAGGCCGTCGCGGTCGACGGTGGCGCCTGACTTCTTGTCGACGTACAGCCGGTCGTTGGGGATGCCGGCCTTGCTGAGGGCGTCGAGTTGGCGGTCGAGATGTTGCTGGGTGGTGGAGACGCGGGCGTAGCCGAGCTCCAGCCCGGTGGGTGTGGGGTTCATGCATCCAAGCGTATCTGTTGTTTACGCTGTGACGTGGTTGCTGAACGGCGGTTGTGGAACAAGTACCGGAACGGATGACGAGCGCGGTGGGGCTTGCGGTCGCGATCATGGGCGCCTTGTTCCGGCTTGTTGAAACTGGAACAGGACGTCAAGACGGTTTGAGTGATCCGCTTGACGTACGTGGGGGTGATCATGCGATACTCCCGACCAATACAGAAGTCAGCAATAGCTGATCTTGAGCCCGGCCACCGCGCCGGGCTTCACTGTCTCCGGCCTCTGTTGCCCCGGTCCCCACGACTGCGCGGGCTCGACGCCGGAAGGGCCCGGCAACGCGATGGGGGTGGCGCGGCCGGGCCCACAAACTTCCCCGAGAGGCGGTGCACGGTGCGCTGCCACAACTGCGGCCACGACCTGGACCTTACGTCCGCCCTGGCCATCCTCGGCCGGGTCGTGACCATCCCGGTCCTCGACTGGCTCCGACACGCCGAACGCACGTCCACCTACCGACAGGAGATCATCATGGCGAACTTCGAAGCGCTCAACGCGGCCGTGGCCGGGCTCGGCACCGCCATCGCCGAGGCCGTGGCCCGGATCGACGCCGACTTCCAGGCGCTCAAGGACATCCTCGCGAACGACTCGGCCGACCAGGCCGCGGTGGACGCGGCGACGGCCCAGGTCCAGGCGTCGATCGACGCGCTCAACGCGATCGACCCCGACCCAAGCAACCCGCCGTCGGTCGAGCCGACCCCGTAGAGTCTCGGGCCGCCCGGTCAGCCTCCCCGCCCCGGGCGATCCGTCGAGCCACCGACCGTCCACACCGGTCGTTGTGGGTGGGGAAGATGCCTGGGGCGCGGCGTAGCTGAGGGGCCGCCGCGTCCCGGGCAACCTAACCTGAGGGGGAACCGTGCTGGCCATCAACATCTGCGTGAGCATCAGCGTGTACCTCGGCCACTGGTGCGGCTGGGGCTGACCGGACCGGGGCCGGTGGTCGATCCCCGCTGGCCCCAACCTCCGGAGGTGACGCGGTGACGCTCGCCCCGGAGATGATGCCGACACCGGCTGAGCGGGCGGCGTGGGCCGCGTGCCTTCAGCGAATGCAGCCGCCTCGACCTAACCCGTACCTGACTGACCCGGTCGGTTGGGTCCGCGACAGGCTCGGCGAGTTCCTCTGGTCGAAGCAACGCGAGATCGCCGAGTCCGTCCGCGACAACCGCCGCACCGCCGTCAAGTCCTGCCACAACGCCGGCAAGAGCAGGGTCGCGTCCCGGCTGGCCGCGTGGTGGCTCGACGCGCACCCGCCCGGCGAGGCGTTCGTCGTCAGCACAGCCCCCTCGTACCCGCAGGTGCACGCGATCCTGTGGGAGGAGATCCGCGGCGCCGCGAAGGTCGCCACCGCGCGGGGCACACCGTTGCCCGGCAGGGTGCTGCTCAGCGACCAGTGGAAGCTCGATGACGGCACGCTAGTCGGGTGGGGCCGCAAGCCGGCTGACACTGACGAGCACGGCTTCCAGGGCATCCACCGCCGGTACGTGCTGGTGCTGCTGGACGAGGCGTGCGGCATCCCCCGCCAGTTGTGGACCGCCGTCGAGGCGATCACCACGAACCTAGACTGCCGTATCCTCGCGATCGGCAACCCAGACGACCCGAACACCGAGTTCGCCGACGTCTGCAAGCCCGGGTCCGGGTGGAACGTGGTCAAGGTCTCGGCGTTCGACACCCCGAACTTCACCGACGAGCCTGTACCGGACGCGCTGCACGCGCTGATGCTGGACCCGGGCTGGGTCGAGGACAAGAAACGCCGCTGGGGCGAGACGTCACCGCGGTACGTGTCGAAGGTGCTGGGCGAGTTCCCGGACATCGGCGAGGACGTGCTGATACCGCCGTCGCTGATCGAGGCGGCGCAGCAGCGGACGTTGGAGCCCGGTCCGTACGGCATCCTCGGCGTTGACGTGGCCCGGTTCGGGTCGGACCGGTCGACGATCTACCTGCGGCGTGGTCCGGTGGTTCGGCTGGTCGACGAGCACGCGAAGGCGTCGACGACGGAGACGACCGGCCGGGTCGTGGTTGCGCAGCGGGACGCCGGGGCGGACGAGATCCGTGTGGATGGCGTCGGCGTTGGTGGCGGTGTGGTCGACCAGCTTGTGGAGCAGGGCTTCGCGGTGGTCGACATGCAGGCCGGCGCGCGAGCGTCAGACCCGGAGCACTTCCTGAACGCGCGGGCCGAGTGGGCGTGGGCTGTCCGCCAGCGGCTCGAGGACGGGGACCTGGACCTGGACCCTGCTGACGACGAGCTTGCCGCGCAGTTGGGTGCGATCAAGTACCGGTACACGTCCCGTGGGCAGGTCCAGATCGAGTCCAAAGACGACATGAAGAAACGCGGCCTGCCGAGCCCCGACCGGGCTGACGCGGTGATCCTGACCGCCGCCGCGACGCCGTTGCCGGCGCAGGTTGTCGAGGACGAGGACTGGGACGAGTACGTTATCTCGAGCGTTTGAGCGGGGGTCCGATGTCCCGCTCCCGTAGCCGCCGCCCGCGTAGCGCGACCCCGGTCGCCGCGACAGGCGTGCTGGACCGTGACGACCTGTTGGCCCGGCTCGAGGCCGAGGCGAACAACGTCGAGATCCTCCGTGAGTCGATCGCTGAGCTCGAGCTCGCGATGGAGGACGTCGGCTGGCAGCGGCTGGTTGCGCAGGGCGAGCAGGAGTTCACCCGCGACGGGCTGCGGCAGATCACCGCCGTGTGCCGCCTGTACGGCCTGAAGAACCCGGTCATCAAGCGCGGCCTGACCTTGCGCCAGGTGTACGTGTTCGGGCAGGGCGTCGAGGTCACCGCGCGGGCGAACGGCAAAAGGCACAGCGGCGAGCAGGATGTCAACGCCGTGCTGCAGGCGTTCCTCGACGATGCGGGGAACCGGCGGGCGGTGTTCGGCGCGGAGGCGCAGTCGCGGCTCGAGCGGGCGTTGGGTACTGACGGGAACCTGTTCCTGTCGCTGTGGACGCGGCCCAAGAGCGGCCGGGTGCAGGTGCGGCTGTTGCCGTGGGACGAGGTCACTGACGTCATTTCGAACCCGGACGACTCGAGCGAGCCGTGGTTCTACCGGCGGCAGTGGACGGCGCAGGAGGTCGACCCGGCGACGGGGGTGCCACGGAGCACCGAGTTGCGGGTGGCGCTGTACCCGGCGGTCGGCTACCGGCCGACGTCGCGCCCTCGGACCGTCGGCGGGGTCGAGGTGCGGTGGGACGCGCCGGTCAGGCATGTGAAGGTCAACGACCTGGAAGGCTGGCGCTGGGGCGTCCCCGACGTGTACGCGGCCGTCGACTGGGCGAAGGCGTACAAGGATTTCCTCGAGGACTGGGCTCGGCTGGTCAAGTCGCTGAGCCGGTACGCGTGGCGGACGACCGCGAAGGGCGCGGGGCAGGCCGCCGCGATCCGCGCGAAGGTCGCCGCCGCACCGTCGACGAACTCGACGACCGGGGCACCGAACGGGGTGGGTGCGACCGCGATCCTCGGCGCCGACCAGGTGTTGGAGGCGATCCCGAAGACCGGCGCGACGATCGACGCCGAGTCGGGCCGCCCCCTCGCGATGATGGGCGCCGCCGCGCTGGGCGTGCCGGTGACGATGCTGCTCGCCGACCCGGGGCAGACGGGCGCGCGGGCGACGGCGGAGACGCTCGACCAGCCAACCGAGCTCGAGATGGAGTCCCGCCGTTCACTGTGGACGGACGTGCTGCGGGACATGTGCGAGTACGTGGTCCGCGAGTCGGTGCGTGCGCCGCAGGGTGCGTTGAAGGGGACGTTGCGGGCGGACGACGACCGTGAGGTGCTCGCGCTGGCGGGCGACACCGAGGCGACCATTGATGTGGCGTGGCCGGACCTGAAAGACCTGGACCCGGCGGGCGTGGTGGCGTCGGTGGTGGCCGCCGCGTCGACGATGACGGTCCCGCCGGAGATCACGTTGCGGCTGCTGTTGCAGGCGCTCGGCGTCCGCAGCGTGGACGAGGTCGTGGACGCGATGGTCGACGAGGACGGCAACTTCATGTGGCCGGGCACCCCGCCGATCGCGGCCGCGCCGAACACGGACCCGGGGTCGATGCTGCCCGACGATATGCCTGACGAGCCGCCGGCGGACAACGTGGAGCCGGTCGACCAGACGAGCGGAGCAACCCCCTGATGGCACGCCACACTGTTGAACTGGAAGGCCCGGGAATCGGTCCGTACCGGTTGCTCGTCGACGGCATTGACTTGTCGACCGTCGTCGCACAGGGCGGGTTGACGCTCGCCTGGGATGACGCCTTGCCGGTGGTCACGCTTCGACTGGTACCGAGCTTCGGTGTTCGGCTGAAGCTCGACGACGCGCAGGTGCGACTCATCGAGACGTTGCGCAGCGAGCCACCCGAGGTCGACAGCGAAGCGCCTGCGGTGCCTCGCATGACGGCGAAGCCGCCGGCCGACACGTCTTGGCTCGTGACGACCAGCACCTAACCAATGCCGGTCACCCGCGAGACGTTGTCGTTGGTTCGCCGGCTGCGTGTTGAGGTCGGGTCGGAGGCCGATGCCAGCGTCAGGGCGCTGGTGAAGGCGTGGGGCCGGGCGTGGGACGAGATCGCCGGGCAATGGCGCGACGGCGTGTCGGACCTCGTGGCGCTGCAGGCGCAGTTGCAACGGTGGCCGCACGCATGGGAGGTCAGCCGCGTCGGCCGTCTCCGCCGCGCGCTGCAGGCCGCAGAGCAGTCGCTGACCGCCCTCGCCCAGCAGACTGGCGTCACCGTCTCCACGGCGGCGGGTGGGGTCATCGCCGCGACCGCCGCCGCTGAGCCAGCGGTCTTGGCCAGCCAGCTACCCGCCGCGTCGCGGGCCGCCGCCGCGGTCACGTTCGCCGACCGGTTGCCGAAGCTGGCGCTCGACGCGGTCGTGCACCGCACCACCCAACGGATCACCGCCGTGTCCCGGCCCCTGTCGGCCGCCGCGTACGAGGCGATGCAGCGGGAGCTCATCCGGGGTGTGGCGGTTGGGGACAACCCGCGTGAGACCGGGCGGCGGATGGTCGCGAGGGTGCGGGGCGCGTTCGATGGCGGGCTGGTCCGGGCGACGACGGTGGCGCGGACCGAGGTGCTCGATGCGTACCGGGAGGCGTCCCGTGCGTCGCACACGGCGAACAGCGACGTCGTTTCCGGCTATCGCTGGCAGGCCACTTTGGACCGTCGGACCTGTGTCGCATGCCTTGCGATGAACGGTGAGACGTTCGGGGTGACCGAGTCCGGCCCGGCGGACCACCAGAACGGCCGGTGCGCCCGGGTGCCCGTGCTCCGTAGTTGGCGGCAGCTTGGCATCAGTCTCGACGAACCGCCCGACCGGTTCCCCGACGCCCGTGCCTGGTTCGCGGGGCTCCCCGAAGACCAGCAGGTCGAGATGATGGGCGCCACGCGGCACGCGCTCTGGTCGTCCGGCCGGGTCGGCTGGGACGACCTCGCCCCCCGCCGCAGCACCAGCGGATGGCGCGACTCGTACACCCCGACGTCGCTGCGGGACCTGCAACGGGCCGCCGACCGGCGCGCCTTCGCCAACGTCTGACCGTCCACACGCGACATCCACAACCTGTTGACCGGAGGTGGCTCGTGCTGGTCGTGCTGCTCATCCTCGCCGGGATCGGGCTTCACATCGTTGCCGGGCTGAAGGTCAGTGGTCGGCACTTCGACCCGGCGTACTTCGGCTGGGCGTGCCTCGCCGCAGCGTTCTTCAGTGCCGTCCTCGCGAAAGCGTTCTAGGGAGCCCGCATGTCGTACCGCCTCGGGCCGACCACCCGTACGGTGATGGCCGCTGCCGAGTCGGTCGGCACGTTGACCCGCACCTCGGTCGCGTCGGGTGGGCCGCTGTCGTCGACGTACACGCTGACGACGACCGGCAATGAGCCGCAGGCTGTCGAGGCGCTCGTTGCCGCAGTCGAGGCGAAGGTGTCCGACAAGCCGTGGTCCGACTTCGGCCAGGCCGACTACGACATGGGCCAGTGGCACCGCGCGTGCGTGCTGCACCGCCACGACGGCGACCCCATGGCGAAGACGGACTGTTCGCTGCCCATCCGCGAGCCGGACGGCACGCTGAACCGCAACGGGGTCCACGCCGCCGCGTCCCGCATCGGGTCCGTCAAGGGCGCGACCGCCGCGCAGAAGAAGGCCGCCGCGAAGGCGCTGGTCGCCGCGTACAAGATGATGAAGGAAGACCCGCCGGAGTCGTTGATGTCGATGGCCGGCATGGCGGGCGAGGCCGTAGCTGGCCAACCGTCGGGCGCGCGGACCGCAGTACGCGAGACACCAACGGTGGTCGGCCCCGTCGAGGGACATGCAGGTCACTACCTTGTGCAGCTCATCCGCGCGGGCTGGTCGCTCAACTCCGTCTACTACAGCGCCGAGGTGCTCCGCCGCGACGGCGCGAAGGCATGGCCCAGGGGCACCCTCAACTATGTCGACCACGACACCGACGCCGAGGAAGAGGCCCGCCCGGCGGGGAGCCTGCTGCGGCTCGCGTCGTACCAGACCACTGACGCCCGCTGGGACGAGCAACGGCAGGCGCTCGTCGCCGAGGTGCGCGTGTTCTCGCACTGGCGCGAGGCTGTCGCCGAGTGGGCCGCGAGCAACGCGATCGGCATGTCGATCCGGGCGTGGGTGTACGCCGAGGACGGCGAGGCCGAAGGCCGCAAGGGGCTTGTGGTGACAGGTATCGCCGAAGGCCGGTCGTGCGACTACGTGACCGTCCCGGCGGCCGGTGGCGCCATCATCGCTGCCCTGGAGTCGGTGCGGCACCGCACGGTGGCCGAGGCGCGCAACGTAGGCGCCTGGCTGGAGTCCCGCCTGCATCTTGCCCTGACCCAGTTGGGCGACGACATGTACGGCGACGGCCGGCTCACCCGCGACGAGCGGATCACCCTGTCGTCGGCGATCGGCGACGCGCTCACCGCGTACACCGCCCGGGTCGAGGCGGACGCGCCGCAACTGTACGAGCGGGACCTGTGGTCGTACCCGGAGCCTGCCGCCACCTCCGCCGAGGAAGCCCGGCGGGCGGCAGAGGCGTCGTACGACCAGTTGCGCTCCCGGCTCGACTACGCGATCGGCGAACTGTACGGCGACGGCGCGTACACGTGGGTGCGGGACTTCGACCCTGACGCGGGCGTCGTCTGGTTCGACATCTGCCCGAAGGACTTGACGGCCACGACCTACCAGCAGTCGTACACGGCCGACGCCGACGGGGCTGTGTCGCTGGACGGCGACCGCGTCGAGGTGATCGCCCGCGTGGTGTACGAGCCCGTACCCGAGGCTGCGGCCGAAGCCATAGCAACCCCCGAACAAGACGTGACGGACGGCGCCCCGCCGACCGTACCGAACCCAACCATCGAGGAGGAGCCGACGATGTCGGAAACTCAGACCGGCGCACCGCCGGTACCGGCGGGGACGGCACCGGTCGTCGACACCCCGCCCGGCGTCACCACAACCACGGCCACCGAAGCGGCACCCAACGCGGCGATGGTGTCTGCGATGGAGTCGCTCACCGCGCGGCTCGCCGAACTCGCTGAGCAGAACGCGGCTCTGGCCGCGCGGCAGGACGAGCGGGACCGCGCCGACCGGACCCGCGCCAACCGCAAGCAGGCCCGCGAGGCTGTCGCTGCCGCGCTCGCCGCGCCCGAGGTGCCGGCCGGGCTGCGGCAGCAGATCGGCCCCCGCGTCACCGCCGCCGTGGTCGAGCACGTACCGACCACCGACACCGGCGACGTCGACACCGTCCGGCTCGCCGAGGCCATCCAGGCGGCGATCGCGAACGAGTCGACCTACGCCGCCGCGCTGCTCGAGTCGGCCGGCTACGGCCGCCCGTCCGGGCTCGGCGCGCACGTCCCGGCGCAGCAGACCACCGAGGACTTCGAGAAGGCGCTCGCCGAGGACTTCGCCGCGATCGGTATGAGCCCGGAACTGGCCGCTGTCGCGGCACGCGGAAGGGGCTGACCTGATGGCGAAGAACGCGGTCTACATGTGGACCAAGTCGCGTCCGCTCACCTGCTCGGACCCGGCAACCCCCGCATCCGGGGACCCGGTGCTGTGCGGGCAGATCCCCGGCGTCGCGCTCGCCGCCGAGGATGCCGCCGGCGTGACCACGGTGGCGCTGAACGGGGCGTTCGACCTGTCCGTCAAGGGCATCGACGGCTCCGGCAACTCCGCCGTCGCGCTCGGCGACAACATCTACTACGTCACCGGCGACACGCCGAAACTGTCGAAGAAGGCGACCGGGGTGTTCTTCGGCCGCGCGCTCGGCACGGTCTCCTCGTCGGCGACGGCCACGATCACCGTTGAGGTTGGTGCCTGATGACGATCGCAACCATCGACAGCCCGACCTCGACGCTCGGGCAGCTCGGCATGTACGAGGGCGGCACGGCCGCGTCCGCCACCGACGCGATCTACGCGTACGAGGGTCAGCGGCTCAACCGCCGCGCCCGCCGCAACGAGGACCGCGAGTACCAGCGGCGCCTCGGCGGGCTGGTGCGGCTGTACCGGGACGTGGTGGAGGGCGACCGGCGCGCGGCGATCGCGTTCCGTGAGGCCATGTCCACGTCGGACTTTTCATACCTGTTCGGCGACGTGATCGACCGGCAGTTGCTGGCGGCGTACCAGACACGGCCGGTGCAGTGGTCGTCGATCGCGAAGCGCGGCCGGGTGCGGGACTTCCGCACCGTCAAGCGGTTCACGCTCGACGGCGGCGAGGCTGTGCTCGACGCGGTGAAGGAGCTCGCGCCGTACAAGCTCCGCTCCGTCACCGACGGGTCGTACTCGTACGCGGTCGGCAAGTACGGCGACAAGATCGCCGTGTCGTGGGAGTCCATCGTGGACGACGACCTCGGCGCGCTCGCGGACCTGCCGACCCGGCTCGGCAACGCCGCCCGCCGCACCGAGGAGCGGTTCGTGACGGCGCTGTACGCGTCGTCGACCGGGCCGAACGGCACGTTCTTCTCGACGGCGCACAAGAACGTCATCAACTCGACGGTGCTCGGCACGGGCACGCCGACCAACCCGGCGCTGACGATCCAGGGCCTGCAGTACGCGATGCAGGCGCTGGCGCAGCAGGTCGACGCCGACTCGTCGCCGATCTACGTCGAGGGTGTCGTGCTCGTGGTGCCTCCGGCGCTCGAGGTGGCGGCGATGAACATCGTCAACGCGACCGAGGTGCTCGCGGCGACCGGCGGTGGCGACGGGACGGGCAACGACCAGTTGCGGGTCAACAACTGGATGGCACGGCGGATCACGGTGCAGGTGAACCCGTGGCTGCCGATCATCTCGACGACGAACGGGAACACGTCGTGGTACCTGTTCGCCGACCCGAACGTGGGCCGTCCGGCGATGGAGGTCGGTTTCCTCATCGGGCACGAGACGCCGGAGCTGTGGGTGAAGTCGCCGAACGCGCAGCGGGTCGGCGGCGGCACGGTGGCTCCGGAGGAGGGTGACTTCGACAACGACGCCGTTCAGTACCGGGTCCGCCACGTCCTCGGCGGCACCCTGATGGAGTACCGCAGCGCTGTCGGCAGCAACGGAAGTGGCGCCTGACTGTGCCTGACCGGCACCTGCCCGACCCGCCGATCGGGCCTGACGGCCCGTACCTCGCCGCGATCCTCGACTCCCTCGACCGGATCACGGCGCTGCTGGACGACCGGCTCCCATTGCGGGGGCCGGTCGGCCCAGCCGAAACCGAGACACGAGAACCTGCCATCCCGCCAGCCCCCGACGACGCCATCGCCGTGCGCGAGCCGGCGCCCGCACGTAACCGAACGAAGCGACCAGGAAGGGGCCGATGATGGCCGTCCTCACCAACAAGGGCGTGGCCGGCGGCCTCGCCACCCTGGACACCAACGCGAAGCTCCCCACGGCGCAGTCGAGCGCCGCGCCGTCGTTCTCCGGTGACGCGACAGTTGCTGGCGACCTGATCCTGTCCGCAGCGGGTAAGGGCGTCTCCGTCAAGGAGGGCACGAACGCGAAGATGGGCACGGCGACGCTCTCGTCCGGCACGGCGACGGTCGCGACAACCGCCGTGAAGACCACGTCCCGCATCATGCTGACCGTGCAGTCGCTGGGGACGGTGACGGCGCCGAAGGCGGTCGCGGTGACAGCGCGGACCGCCGACACCTCATTCGTGATCACCTCGGCGGACAACACTGACACGTCGGTGGTCGCGTGGGTGATCCTTACCCCGTCGGCCTGACCGGCGGCTGGTGCTCGTAACAACGGTGGCGGGGTGATCCGATGTCCCGCCACCTCGACAAGACGGCGCACGACTATGTGACGCTCGCGCCGGGCGCGGTCCCGGTCGGCGGTCCGGTCACGGTCGTGCTGGTGTTCCGGCTCGACGCCGGCGGCACGCACGACCTGATGGCGTCACAGACAGCCGGGTCGTCGCAGGTCTGGGCGCTGAACTGGTCTGGCGGGCAGGCGTTCGCGACGTTCGGCGGTGGGTTCCGCAGTGGTCAGACCGGCATGTCCGCCACGACCTGGTACATGTACGCGTTCAGCAAGGCCGCCGGGTCCGCGCTGGTCCGGGACCACCTGTGCGCCATGACCGCTGCCGGGCCGGCGGACACGTGGACGCACGCGAACATGACCGGCGTCATCGCCGACGGCACCGGCCCTATCGACCACATCTGGTTGGGCAGGGCGTTTGGTGACTACCTCGGCGGGAACATTGCGGCGGCTGCCGTGTTCGCCGCGGTCCTGTCGGACGGCGCGGTCGAGGCCCTGCGCCCCGGCATCCAGGAGTGGGTCGACGCGGGCGCTGTCGCGTTGTGGGTCGGCGACAACGCCCCGATCACCGACCTCGCCGGTGGCGGCGCGAACCAGACCGCCATCGCCGGTACCACCGTCGACCTGTCCACCGAACCGCCGGCTTTCTCGTACACCTTGGGGGTTACGGTGACGGTCAACACCCGTATCGTCGGCTCGGGGCTGGGCGCGTGGGTGAACCCGCCCTCGGGCGGCACCCCGTCCGTGCCCGCCGTCGTGCTCGTCGACGGGTCCGGGAACATCGTCAAGACAGTCGACAACTCTGACGGCACCGCCACCCTCTCATCGAACGTGTCTGTCGCGCTCGAACCGGCCGCGTCCACTGTGGCGGTCGCGTTGACCGGCGCCGACCAGGTGATCGCGGCGACCGCGAAGGACTACCGCGGGTTCAGCGTGCGGGAGACGACGGGCACGGCGGCGGCCGTCATCCGGTTGTACGACAACGCATCCACGAACTCGGGCACCATTCTCGAGGAGATCGGGCTCGCGCCGGGTGAGTCGGCACGGGAGTTCTACGGCGACGGCGGCGTCAAGGTGAGCAACGGGATCTACTGCGACATCGTGTCCGGCACCGTCACCGGCTCCGTGCGGACGGGGCAGTAAGCCATGGGCCGCTCCGGGGCGAACTACGTGTCGGTGGCCACCGTGGACGCCAAGGGCGACCTCGTCGTTGGCACCGCGGACAACGCGGTGGCGCGGGTCGCGGTCGGTACGAACGGGTACGCCCTCACGGGTGACTCGTCGCAGTCCTCTGGGGTCGGCTGGCAGCAACACATGCCGTCCCGAGCCGCGGTCGCCGCGTCGTACCTGGTCCTCACCTGCCGCCCGCTGATGACCGCGCAGGGCACGACCGCCCCGGCGAAGGACACGTGGCGGTACATGCCGCTCATGCTTCGCACCGCGCTGACCATCGACGGGTTCGCGGTCAACACGACCGCCGCCGCGACGGGCGGCACCGCCGCCATGATCTTCGGCCTGTTCGCGTGTGACTCGTCGATGCGCCCCGCCGCGCGGCAGGCTGACTACTCGTCGTACGGGTCGATCGACCTGACCGCCACCGCCGGCCCGCAGACGCTCGCCGCCGCGAGCCTCGTCATTCCCGCCGGGGAGTGGTACCTCGGCTGCGGCTGGACCGGCACCGCCACGGGCGCGGCGACGTTCACGTCCCATGTCGGCTGCCACCCGTCGGTGTCCTACACCCCGGTCGCGGCGAACCTGGCCACCGCCTTCAGCCAGTCGGTGTCGGGTGGGTCGGTGCCGTCGTCGGCGACCCCCACGACCGCCGGCGCGTCAGGCGTCGTCATCTTCGGCCTCATCCACTGACGGGCGGTGTGACTGGTGGCGCGCCTGCTAGGCCCTGACGAGAACACCCGCCTCGCCTACATCTCCACCGCCGGCAGCACCCTGCGTTCGGCGGCCGGCAAGTCCGCGATCATCTACGCCGACTCGGCGGCGTCGACCCTCGCGGACATCCTCACCGAGGCCGGCGGCGCGGTCAGCGGGTCGACGCTCACCATCGACGCCTACTCCCGGTTCCCGCTGTTCCAGTTTCCCGACGGCGTCGACACCGTGTACGCGGTCGTCAACGGCGGCCCGACCGTCGCCTTGTACGCGCGCACTGACGACCGGCTCGACGCGCTCGCCACCCGCATGACCGCTATCGAGGCGGGCGGTGCGGGGGACGCGCTCCTGTTGCACAAGGCCGGCGCCGAGACCGTGACCGGGGTCAAGACGTTCTCCGCCTCACCGGTCGTGCCCAGTCCGTTGGGCGGCACCGACGCGGCGAACAAGACCTATGCCGACACCACGGCCGCTGCGGCGGCAGCGTCCGCGCTAGCCTCTGCTGTCCACCTCACCGGCAACGAGACCATCGCCGGGACGAAGACGTTCTCGTCCGCGCCGTCCGTGCCGGACTCGTCGTTCGCCGAGGCGAAGGTCACCAACCTCGTCACCGACCTCGCCGCGAAGAACCCGCTCGCGTTCGGCGCGACCCGACCTGGCCGGCCGGCCATCTCGTCCTGGATCACAACGTTCCAGTCCGGCCACGGGTTCAGCGTCCTGTCGTCCACGCTCGCCTCGGCTGCCGACGACACGGCCGACTACGTCCTCGGTACCCAGTGCTACGCGGCCACCACGAAGACCGACAACACCGCCGGGTCGGTGCAGAAGACCGGCATCACCGCGTTCGACGCCACCGGCAAGAGCCTGGTGCTGGTCGCGAAGGTCACCGACATCACGAACCTGACCGAGCTCATCGTCTACGCCGGGGACAACACGTTCACCAACATCTACCAGTGGACTGTCCAAGATGGAGGGTTGGACGCACAGCGGTTCTTCAAGAGCGGCGAGTGGGCGTTCATCACCCTCAGTTTCCAGGACGCCGCCGTCACCGGCTCTCCGACCCGGAACAGCCTCACCGCGGTCCGGCTGCGCTGCCGGTGCTCCAACACGTTCTCTACCACTGTCCGTTGGCAGGGTGTCGGGCTGGCGGCCGAGCAGTCCACCTACCCCAACGGTGTCGTCTCCCTGTCCTTCGACGACACGTACGCGTCGCAGTACTCACAGGCCCGCGTCGTCATGGACAGGTACGGCTACCCCGGCACCGCGTACACCATCGTCGACGCCGTCGGCACCGGCGGGTTCATGACCCTCGCCCAACTGCACGCGCTGGAGGACGTCAACGGGTGGGACGTCGCTGGGCACGCCTACACGCTGGCCGACCACGGTACGGGCCTGAACAACCTGTCCAACCCGGCGCTCGTCGCTGACCTGTCGCAGATGCGGAACTGGTTGGAGAGTAACGGGTTCCGAGGTCGGCAGCACCTGGCATACCCGCTCGGCGCGTTCGACCCGACGACGATCGCGACGTGCCGGCAGTACTTCTCCTCGTCACGGTCGATCATCTCCCGGACGAAGGCGGAGACGGTCAACCCGGCGGACCCGTTCAAGCTCCGCTCCGCGAGCCTCACCAACTCGAACATGCCCGCGTCGGTGTGGACCACTGCGATCGACAACGCGTACACCAACAAGGCATGGCTACACCTGACGTTCCACAACCTCGTCACGTCGGGACCCGGCGCGAACGACATCCTCGTCTCGGACTTCACGACGATCGTCGACTACATCGCCACCAAAGGCATGCCGGTCAAGACGGTCCGTGAGGTACTCAACGGCCTGTGAGGTGACGTCGTGCCGGTACCCGCAGGTGGGTCGATCACCACCGACACCGCCACCGACATCGGCATGGTTCGGCTGCTGTGCACCGACCTCGACGACGCGGCGCCGCTGTTCACCGACGACCAGATCCAGGCGTTCCTCACCCTCGAAGGGTCGGTGCGGCTCGCCGCCGCGCAGGCGTTGGAGACGATCGCGTCGTCCGAGGCCCTGGTTTCGAAGAAGATCCGCACCCTCGACCTGCAGACCGACGGCCCGGCCGTCGCCGCCGAGCTCCGCGCCCGCGCAAAGACCTTGCGCGAGCAGGCCGAGGCGGCGGGCGAAGGCAACGCGGCCGTCTTCGATGTGGTCGATTTCGACCCCGAGTCGTGGTGGACCGACGCTGACGGTGAGTTGGTGTAGCCGTGCCGCTGTCCAACACCCAGGTCATCTCGACGAGGTTCGAAGCCCACCACGCGCCGGTCGCCAACGCCGTCATGACCGCCACCTGTACCGTCACCCGGCAGACGGCGGCTACCGGCTACGACGACATCACCGGGCGCAGCACCTACCCCGCCGCCACGACCGTCTACACCGGACAGTGCCGCGTCCAGCGCGCGTCCACCCGCCGGCTCATCGCCCCCGAGGTGGGCGAACGGCACCTGCCGCAACGCCCCTACCAGGTGTCGATGCCGCTCACCGCGCCCGTGCTTCAGGTCGACGACATCATCGAGGTCACCGACGCGATCGACACGGACTTCATCGGCACCCGGATGGCCGTCACCGACGTCATGGGCGGGTCGGTCGTGTGGCAGCGCGACTACACCGCCGAGGAATGGTCCGAGATCACCAGGTGAGGTGGGCGGGTGGCGACGGTCTGGTTCGACGGCATCGACGCCCTCAACACGCTCGCGCAGGACCTCGGCGACTCCGGCGCGAAAGCGGCCCGCGCGGGCTGGCAGGTGCTCCGCCGCACAGCGCTCGCGGTCGAAGGAACGGCGAAGCAGTTCGCCCCGGTCGACACGGGCGCGCTGCGGAACTCGATCGACACGGAGATGGTTGGCGGGCCGTGGTCGGCACAGGCTGAGGCAATCGTCGGGTCGACGTTGACCTACGCCGGGTTCGTCGAGTACGGCACCGCACGGATGGCGCCGCGCGCCTACCTCGGGCCGGCGCTGGACCGCCACGCCCCCGACTACGTTGCCGGGCTCGCCGCCATCGCCAACCCGCTCGACTGACCCGGGAGGCGCGTGGTGGCACCGGACCCCCGCGACCTCACCAACCCCCACGTCGACGCCATCGACACTATGCTCGCCGGGGCCGGCTACCCCACGTACATCTCCGAGGTCACCGACCCCGAGGACACCATCACCTACCCGTACCTCGTCGTGCACCCCAACACCGGCGCCGCCCAGCGCACCACCCTCTCGCCGTCGTCACCTGTCCGCGCCTGGCGGTGGCAGGTCACCGCGGTAGGTCGCGACCGCGCCGAAACCGCCGCCGCGCTGGACCGCGCGAGGGCCGCGCTCGTCGACCGTGTCCCGGTTGTGCCCGGCCGCGCCTACGGCGTCATCGCCGAAGACTTCGTCGACCAGCCGATCCGGCAGGACCCCACCACCCGCGACCCGCGCACTCGGCGGCCCGTGTTCTTCGGGCTGGCGCAGTTCACCTGCCCGTCCGTACCCGCTACCTGACCACCTCCGCCGCGCGGCGGACCATCCACTGAGGAGGGCGCCGCATGACGGCCCAGGTCACCCAGTCCGTCTCCAACGGTGCGCTCACCACACCGAGCGCGCTCACCCCGGCGTCGGTGGACACGATCGCCCGCGCGCAGTTCGGCCCGACGGGCGTCCTGTTGCGGATCATCACCACGGGGACGGCGACCACGCTGACGGTGTCCGACCCGGGTACGACCGCGATGGGCAACGCCGGCACGCTGCCGTCGCAGACGTGCCCGTCGACCGGCAGTCGCATGGCGTTCATACCGCTGTCGGCGATCAACTCGTCCGACGTGGCGACGCTCAACTTTTCGGGCGCCCTTACCGGGGTGACCTACGAGGCATATCGAATCTAATCGATGGGATGACCTGACCATGCGTTGGTGCGCCGTCTACCACCCCGACCTCGCCGCCTCGGCGGTCATCGCCGAGTCTGCCCTGCCCATCCACAAAGGCAAAGGCTGGTACCGCACCAGCGAATGGGGCGACGACCCCGTAGCGATGCGTGAGGCGCTCGACCGCGACGCCCGCCAAGGCGTCCCGCAGGCCACCACGCCGAAGGACGAGCCCGAACCGGCGCCCGTGCCGTCAGGGCCGCCGGTCGACCTCGACGCGACCCCCGAGACCACGCCGGCCAGCCCGGCACCGACCGCCGAACCTGAGGAGTAGCAATGGCTGTCGTCATCATCGACGGTCGGGTCCGCGTCACCTGGTGCACCTCGATCAGCAACATCGCCGCGCCGACCACCACCGAGCTCAACGCCGGCACCGCGTTGCAGACATACATCACCCCCGACGGGCTGAACATCGCCGCGTCCACCAACGGGGTCGACATCTCCAACCTCGCCTCGACGTTCACCACGATGCGCGCCGGCCGCCGCTCCTTCGACATCTCCGTCGTGTTCCTCCACGACGGCAGCAGCGACGTCGCGTGGAACCTGTTCCCGTACCGCACCAACGGGTACCTCGTCGTCCGCCGCGGCATCGACGTGGCCACCGCCTACGCCTCCACCCAGAAGGTCGAGACGTACCCGCTGGAGTGCGGTGAGGCGTCCGAGATGCCACCGAAGCCGGACGGGGTGTGGGCGTTCACGTCGCCGTTCTTCCTGACCACCGACCCGAACACGCGGGCGGTCATCGCGTGACGACGTTCGACGAGATCCTCACCGCGGCACGCCGTCCGGAGACGACGGTGTCGCTGTGCCTGCGCGGGGACCTCGTCGGCCCGTACCGGGAACTGGAACGCAAGCTACGTACCGCGTCCCGGACGCAGGTGAACCTCGCCGAACCATCCGAGGCGTCGCTGCTGGCCGCGCAGATGCGCGACATCGAAGCTCAGATGGCCGCCGCTTCGCATACGTTCACGCTGCGGGCGATGACCGCGCACGAGTGGTCCGACTTCCTCGTCACCCGACCCGAACGGGACCCGGAGACGAAAGAGGAGACGTTCCGGGCGGCGTGGTTCGACTGGACCTGCCAACTGGTCGCTGTGTCCTGCGTCGACCCGCAGATGACCGCCGAGCAGGTCGCCCAACTGTGCGACGTCCTGTCCGGCGGCCAGTGGGACGAGCTCTCCAACACCGCGTTCGGGCTGAACTCCCGCGAGGTGACCGTCCCTTTCTCCGTCGCCGCCTCCGCGCTGACCCAGGACGACGAGCAGAGGTAGCAGCGGCGCTCGCCGTCCACACGTCACGCTCGAGGTGGCTTGGCCGGGAACCACGGGAGACCACCGAGTACGAGTACGACGACCGGGGCCGCATGGTCCGGTCCGTCACCACCCGCGAGCCGGAGTGGACCGACAAGGACCGCGCGTGGCTGCTCGCCTACCTCGCCGAGCAGGACGAGACGTGCAAGGGCTGTGGTAACCCGTTGGACGAGTGCCGCGACCCGAAGACCGCCGGCCGGTGGCGGGTCGTGCACCAGACCTGCGAGGCGTGCCGCGTCGCCGAGGCCGACGCGGACAACCAGGCCGAGGCGGCACGCGCGGGCGGGAAACAGCGGGGCCTGTACTCGACCGTGGTGCTGGGCTGAGCGGAGGCGAGGATCTTGGCCGACCGGACCGTGGCCGTCAGCCTCAAGCTCAGCATCGCCGACTACCTTGCCAAGACACAGCAGGCGAAACGCGCCACCGGCGAGTTCTACGCCGAGCTCGGCAAGTCGAAGCAGGCGAGCGACAAACTGTCGTCCGGGATGCTCGTCGCGGGCGGGGCGCTCGCCGCCGGGTTCGGGCTCGCGGTCAAGGCCGCCGCCGACTTCGACCGGCAGATGTCCCACGTCAGCGCCGTCGCACAGGCCAACGCGAAAGACCTCGACGCGCTCCGCTCGTCCGCCATCAAGGCCGGCAAGGACACCCAGTTCTCCGCCACCCAGGCCGCACAGGCGGAGGAGGAGCTCGCCAAGGCGGGCATCTCCGCGAAGGACATCATCGGCGGCGGGCTACGCGGCGCGCTGGACCTCGCCGCCGCCGGCACCCTCGACCTCGCCGAGGCCGCCGACATCGCAGCCAAGGCGATGAACACCTTCGGGCTGTCTGGCAAGGACGTCCCGCACATCGCTGACGTGCTCGCCGCCGCCGCGAACAAGTCCGCCACCGACGTCCACGAGCTCGGCTTCGCGCTGAAGATGGGCGGCCTCGCTGCCCGCAACTCCGGCCTGTCGCTGGAAGAGACCACGGGCGTGCTGGCCGCGTTCGCCGACCGCGCGCTCGTAGGGTCCGACGCGGGCACGTCATTGAAGACGATGCTGCAGTTCCTCGCCAACCCGACCGAGAAGGCGTCGAACCTGATGGCCCGCCTCGGCATCGACGTGTACGACGCGCAGGGCAACTTCGTCGGCATCACCAAGACCGCCTCGATCCTGCAGACCCAGCTTGGGAAGCTCACCCAGGAAGAACGCAACGCCGCTCTCGCGACGATCTTCGGGTCGGACGCGACCCGCGCGGCAACGGTGCTGTACGAGCTCGGGTCTAGCGGCCTGCAGGATTACATCAGCGCCGTCAATGACCAGGGCGCGGCGACCGAGACCGCCGCGAAGAAGACCGACAACCTCGCCGGGGACCTCGAGCGGCTGAAGGGTTCGCTGGAGACTGTCGCGATCGAGGCCGGGTCCGGCGCGAACGGTGGCCTCCGGGACCTTGTGAAGGTCGCGGGCGCGCTGGTCGACGAGTTCGGCGAGCTACCGGACGGTGTCCAGTCCACCCTCGTCGTCCTCGCTGGGGTCGCCGGGGTGAGCCTCCTCGCTGCAGGCGGGTTCGTGAAGGTCCGGTCCACCCTCAAGGACACCATGACGGCGCTGTCCGAGATGGGCCCCGCCGGGGAGAAAGCGGCCACCGGCATCGGTAAGGTCGCCAGTGTTGCCGGCAAGGCCGCCGTCATCGGCACCGTCGCACTCGTTGCCTATGAGGCTTTCGACGCGCTCGGCAACTGGATCGCATCATTCTCCGCCCCGACCGCCCGCGACATCGACAAGATGTCCGCCTCCCTGAAGGACTTCGCCAACAGCGGCAAGGCCGCCGGCGAGTTCGCGAACGTCTTCGGCCACAACCTGGAGAGGCTCAGCGCCAACGTCCGTGCCGTGCAGGAGTTCAACAAGGCCATGGCCGAGGCTCCTGAACGGACTCGCGAGCTCGCGAAGTCGTGGGAGAAGATGGGCGGCGTCGGGCCCGGCGCGTTGCAGGTCAAGAAGCTCCATGACATGAACGTCCAGCAGCGCACCGACATCGAGGCGCTCGACAAGGCGCTCGCGAACCTGGTGTCGTCGGGTGGCGCGACGCAGGCGAAGCTGGCCTTGGACCAGATGCGCGTGTCGGGGAACATGACGCACGCCGAGTTCGACGCGCTGGTGTCGTTGCTACCGCAGTACAACGCGGCGGTGGCGGACGCGGCGACCGCGAACACCGGTTTGGCGAAGGGTTTTGGTGACGCTGCGGCAAACGCCCGGACGATGAAGGGGTCGCTCGACGACGCGATCCGCTCCGGCCAGTCATTGATCGACGTGTTCAACCAGCTCAACGGCGCCGCGCTGGACGTGTCCGACGCGGAGATCGCCGCCGAGAACGCGGTACGCACGCTGAACGCCGCGCTGAAGGAGTCCCACGGCAGCCTGGACATCACCACCGAGAAGGGCGCTGCTGCGCGGCAGGCGCTCAACGACCTCGCCCGCAAGGGTGCCGAGGCCGCGCAGGCGGTGTACAACCAGACCGGGTCGGCGCAGGCCGCGTCAGCGGAGTTCGCCAGGTACCGGCAGAAGCTCATCGACGCGGCCGTTGCCGCCGGGTACGCCCGCGACAAGGCCGCCGCGCTGGCCGACGAGCTCATGCAACTCCCTTCGTCCGTGCCGATCAGCATCAGCGTCACCACCCACTACAAGACCGTTGGCACGCCCGGCGCGCAGTACGAGGTGGGTCGTGGGCTGTCACGCGACCGTGCCGCCTACGGCGGGATTCGCGACTTCTACGCCGCAGGCGGCATGCGGGAGGACCACCGCCCGCAGGTGCTGCCCGCCGGGGCGTGGCGCACCTGGGCCGAACCCGAGACCGGCGGCGAAGCGTACATCCCGCTTGGCGCGGGCCGCCGCAACGCCGCGCTCGGCACCCTCCACGCCATCAACCGCCGCTTCGGCAACCCCTTCGGCGGCGGCGGTGGCGGCCCCGTCGCGGTGACCATGCACATCAACGGCGGCGGGTCCGGCGCCGAGGCGATGGTCGCGAAACTGCTCCAGAACATGCAACGCACCGGCCAGCTACAGCTCACCGCCAGCAGGTAGACGAGAGCGGGGGCGAGGCGTGGCGTTCCCTGACGACCCGCTCGCCATCGCCGTCGAGGTCGCGCTCGACGCGGACCTCACCAAACACCCCGGCGCGTGGGCGTGGACCGACGCCACCGCGCTCGGGCTGGTCCGCGCCCGCGACAAGGTGGTCATCACCCAGGGCAGGCAGGACACCTACTCCCAGGTGCCGCCCTCGCAGTGCCGCCTCACCGTCGACAACACCGGCGGACGGTGGGTCGCCCGCAACCCCACTGGCCCCTGGTACGGGCTCATCCGCCGCAACACCCCGATCCGGGTCCTCGTCGAAGACTGGGACACCGAGGTCTCCGACGCGTTCGGCCGGACCGTCACTGACGGCTGGGGCGCGGCGGACACCGGTCAGGCGTGGTCCAACGCCGGGTTCGGCGGCACCGTCGCGAACTCCGACTTCGCCGTAGCCTCCGGCGTCGGCACGCACTCCGTACCGGTAGCCGCCGCCTACCGGCGCACCTACCTCGCCGACGTCGAGACCGTCGACCAGGACGTCACCGTCTCCGTCACCTGCCCGCAGGCGACCGGCGCGAACCTGGAGCCGGCCAACATCTACCTCCGCGCCACATCCAGCAGCGTCAACTACCTGTGCCGGGTCCAGGTCACCACCGGCAACGCCGTCCAGGTCGTCATCATCCGCAACGACGCGAGCGGCGCCACCACCCTCGTCTCGGCTACCACCGTCTCCGGGCTCACCCACTCGGCCGGCACCGCGCTCAAGGTGCGGGCCATGTGCAACGGCACCACCGTCCGGATGCGCGTCTGGCAAGGGACTGTCGAGCCGGAGGCGTGGCACGCCGAGGTCGTCGACACCGCCCCGCTCGACGCCCCCGGGTGGGTGTCCGTCCGGTCCGGCGTCGCGTCGGGCAACACGAACACCAAACCGGTCGTGTTCTCCTACGACAACTTCAGCGTGACCCGCCCGCCGGCCCGCTTCGAAGGGTTCATTGACGAGCTCCCGGTCCGGTGGGACCCGTCCGGCGCCGACCGGTACGTGCCGATCACCGCCTCCGGGGTCCTGCGCCGCATCCTGCAAGGCGACGCGCCGCTACGGTCCGCGCTCGTCCGCGCCCTCACCTCCGCCGACTACCCCCAGCCGGTCGCCTACTGGCCCTGCGAGGACGAAGCCGGGTCGACCACCCTCGCCTCGGCGTTGCCCGGCGGCCAGGCCGCCACCTACACCGCCCTCACGTTGGGCTCGTACACGGGTATCCCCGGCTCCGCGTCGCTGCCGGTCACCGACGTCAACGCGTTCATCTACGGCGCCGTGCCCACCTTCGCGGCAACACCCACCCAGTGGGCCGTCAGGTTCGTCGCCTACATCCCCAGCGCGCCCGCGTCCGAGGTGTTCCCGTTCGGCTGCTACACCACCGGCACACTCACGTGGGGTGTCGGCGTCACCGCCGGCGGGAACATCCGGCTCACCGCCCGCGACAGCACATGGACCGAGGTGCTCGGCGACCCTGGCGCGTCGCTGGCGACCTTCTTCGGCCGCCCCGTCTACATCATGCTCAACATCACCCAGTCCGGCGCCGACATCGCCTGGCTCCTCGAGACCGTCGACGTCATGTCGCTCGCCTACACCTACACCTCCGGCATCGAACCCGGTCAGACCTGCGGCCAGCCCACCCGGATGCAAGCGTCGCTGCCGTACGCCGGATGGTCCGTCGGCCACTACGCCATCTACGACGACACCGACGCCGGCCCGCCGACCGCTGCGGCGCGCGGCTGGTCCGGCACCACCGCCATCGCCCGCGTCAACGGGCTGTGCCACGAGGCGAACATCATCTCGTACGTCACCGAAGGCACCCCCGCCACCTACATGGGCGCCGCGTCCACCGCCGGTACCCCGCAACTCCTCTACGACACCGAAGCCGCCGACATCGGCATCCTGTACGAACGCGGCTACGGCCTCGGCTATCTCGCCCGCTGGCAGCGCTACAACCGCGACGTCGACCTCACCATCGACCACGCCGCCGACCAGCTCGACGACCTCCAACCGACCGACGACGACCAGGCCACCCGCAACGACGTCGAGGTCTCCCGCACCGGCGGGTCGAAGTACCGGCACACCGACGACGCCCACGTGGCCCTGTACGGACGCTACGACGACGCGGTCACCATCAACGTCGAAGCCGACACCGACTTGCCCTACCAGGCGCAGATGCGGGTCGCGCTCGGCACCATCGACGACCTGCGGTATCCGGTGGTCGGGCTCAACCTGATGGCCGCGCCCGAGCTCGTCACCGACTGGAAACAGTGCCGCGTCGGCTCCCGCGTCCAGGTCGTCAACCCGCCCGACGAGCTCCCCCCGGACACCATCGACGTCCACCTCGAGGGCTGGACCGAGACCCTCGACGCGTTCACCTGGCTCGTCGAGGCCAACACCAGCCCCGCGCGGCCATGGCAGGTTTTCGAACTCGAGGACGACACCCTCGGCCGGCTCGACACCGAAGGCACCTACCTGCTCGCCGCGCTCACCGCCACCGCAACGACCGCGCTGCTCGCCACCGAGACGGGCCCGCAGTGGTCCACCACCGCCGAACCGTACGACCTCCACATCGCCGGTGAGCGGGTCACCGTCACCACGATGAACACCAACCCGGGCAGCCTCGTCAATGCCGGCACCGCCGCACACGCCGACAACGCCGCCGTCAACCCCGGCATGCCCCCCTCGGTCGCTGCCGGGGACTGCCTGCTCGTGTGGGCGGCCAGCCGCAACACCGCCGCCACGCTCGCCATCTCCGACGCTGGCTACGACCCGCTGCTCGTCGACGGCAACATCGCGGTGTGGGCAAAGACCCACACCGGCACTGAGACGGCACCCACGGTCACCCCGTCCGGAGGGTCGGCCGGTGACACCGTGTCCGCGCAGATGGCCGCCCTGCGGTACGTCCAACCCGTCGCCGTCTACACCGCCGTGCAGACCAACGGGTCCGCGCAGGACATCGCCGTACCCGCGGCACTCCCGGACCGCGCGAACACGGTCATCCTCTGGCTCGGGCAGAAGGCCGACGACTGGACCTCCGTCGCCACGCTCGCCGCCGCAGACGGGGAGATCGGCGAACCCGACAGCACCACCGGGTCAGACCAGGGCATCGTCTGGGACTACGCCGTGCAGACCACCCCCGCCGAGGTCGCCGCGACGTCGTTCGTGGTAACCGGCGGCGCCGCAGCCGTCAGTAAGGGCGCGGTGGTCATCCTCAAGGGCGACGTGCAGTCCGCCACCGTCACCCGTTCCGTCAACGGCGTCGCCAAGGCGCAGGCGGCCGGCGCAGCCGTCAGCCTGTGGCGGCCAGGACAGGGAGGGCTGGCGCTGTGACCACCTTTGCCGCGGGGGACAAGCTCACCGCGTTGCAGGTCAACGACATGCAGACCAAGTGGGCCCGCCGCACCTCCGACGCCAGCCCGGTCAACAACTCCACCACGCTCGTCGCCGACGACACGCTTCTGTTCGTCGTCACCGCGAACTACACCTACCGCATCCGCGGCCGGATCCTGTTCCTGTCCAACAGCACCCCCGACCTGAAGATCGGCTGGTCGTACCCGACGAGCACCACCATGTCCTGGTCGCTGCTTGGCTATTCCGGCGGCACGTACGCCACGTACAGCGGTGACCAGACCTACACGCCGGAGATTGACGGCGCGGGCGTCGCCGACGAGGTCCTCATCGACGGTGAGGTGTTCGTGTCGTCCACCGCCGGGACGGTCAACCTGAAGTTCGCGCAGAACACCGCCAACGCGTCGAACTCGTACCTGATGGCGAACTCGTACCTCGAACTGCTACGGCAGTCCTGAAAGGACAGACCCCCGTGATCGAGCGCTACTACGTGCTGTCCTACGCCAGCGAGACCGGCGGCCCGTACCGGATCGCGCTGGCGTCGCTCGGGTCGTCCGGCGGGTTCGACGGCGACGGGTTGGAGTTCAACGGGGTCGCGAACCTCGTCGGGATCGCCGAGCGGATCGGCGAGGGCGTCAAGGCCGCGAACCCGCCGCACTTCGACGACATCCGGCTCGAGCGCGTCGAACAGGTCGGGCCGCGGAAGGTGCTGTGGCCGACAGAGGACGAAGGCTAGGCGGGTACGCTGACCTTCGGGCGCCACGACATTGGCCCGCACCACACCATCGACGTCACTGTCACGCCCGCGCCGAACGACTCGGCGCGAACCACGTGACCCTCGCCAACCCCGAACCACACCCGGTCCGGTGTGGTCGCCACCACCGAGAACCGGCCCTGCGGAACCTTCGCCTGTACGGTCACCGTGAACGTTGTCCGCCCGGGGATCGTTCGGTGCGGGTCGTCGGCCAGCCGTTGTGGCTGGATTTCCTCGCCGCACAGGTCGCACTCTAGGTGCCACGGAACGTACTCGTCGTCGTAGTACTCCTCGGCAACACTGCGCGGGTTGTCGTCCCGGCGGACCAGCGTCGGCAGGTTCCCGTCGTTGTCGTACGCGTGGAAGTGGCCAGCGGCGTCGACGTACTCCCACCGCATGTCCGGCCTACTCGCGGTCATCGTGGACACGTCGATCATCTCGGTTTCGACGGACACCTCGCCCGGGACCGGGTCGGCGCCGTTGATGGAGACCATGGCGGGGGTTCGCATACTCAACATCCTCTCATCCCCCAGCGAGGTTGACCATGACGAACGCCCCCGCTGACCTGCTCGCCTTCCGCGCCCTGGTTCGCGCCATCACCGGACTCCCGTCGACAGCTGTCGGTGTCGTGGGCGACGGCGTTCACCAGCGGACCGGCGGGTACCACGAAGGTCGATCCGTGCTCGCGGACATCGGCCGCTACCACGGCCCTCCGTCCGCGTACGTTGGCAGCACGGGTGAGGACTACTCGGCCCGCCAGTTCCGTGACCGGACCGGCCTCACCGACGACGCCTCGGCAGTCGACATCGGCGACGACTGGCCGGTTGGCGGGCGTGCCGGGTGGCTGCGGTTCAACGGGATGCTGGTCGATGAGATGCGCTACCGGCAGGGCAACCTTCCCGCGCTGCGCGCGGTCAACGTCTCGCTGGACGGCCGGACGCGGCAGCGGTTCGACCAGTTGCACCGTGACGCTGGCCTCATCGCGTCCACGGACAACGTAGAGACCCACACCCATCTCGAGTTCTGGCGCGACACCGCGGGTACGAGGAAGACGACCCTCGACCGGATCGCGCAGCTCGTACAGGCCGCCGCGGGCGGCACCAACCCCCAAGGAGACGACATGAACGACATCACCGACGGTCCCAACGGCCGGTTCTTGGCGTACCGCAACCACGACTTCGCCGAGATGGTCGAGTCGGTCACCACCCCGCAGGGTGAGGTCGTCACACACAAGGGCGTCCGGGCAATCAAAGACCTTCAGGCCGACGTCACCGCGATCAGGGTCGCCGTCGCCGCCCTCGCCTCGGCTGGCGGGTCCGTCGACGGCGGCGCGATCCTCGGTCGGATGGACGCCCTCGCCGCCGAGGAGGCGAAGCGCGACACCGCCGCACAGCAGGAGATCGCCGCGCTCAAGGCCGAACTCGCCGCAGTGCGAGCAGCCGCTGAGGCGAACCTGTCCGATGCCGAGAAGAAGGCCCTGCAGAACGAGCCGGGAGCCTGACCCCCGCCCATCCGGCCGGCTGCGCCGTGTCGGCGACGAGCCGACCACGCGACCCCCGGAAGGCCGCCCCATGCCTCACTGGCTCATGTATCCCGACTGGCTTGCTGAGACCGCCTCAGACCTCGGCACCGGCACCATCCTGCAGTACGGTGCGGTTGGCGCTATGTGCGTCATCCTCATCGTTTTCGCTCGGGTCCTGCTCGTCTTCGCCCGTGGCGCCTACACCCGTGAGCAGACCCGCGCCGACACCGCAGAGACCGAGGTCCGTCGACTCAACGCCATGATCCTCGAACGGGCGATTCCTGCGTTGCTCGCCGCCGCGAAAGCCGCCGAGGACTCCGCCGAGGTCATCGCCACCATGCAGCACGAGCGCGAGGTCAACCGTCAGGTCGAAGCGCTGCGCCGTACCGGAGGGGCCCCACCTTGAGCCAAACCCTACAGGCCAACAACGACCCGCTCATCGCGCAGCTCCTGGTTGCCGTTGGGATTCTCAACAAGGCAGTCGACGAGGTCAACCGGGCGATCGACCAGGTGAACCGGGCTATCGACGCCTCGCGCCACGAACACCCCCCGACCGCCGAGGAGACCAAGGAAGACGACCATGGCTGACCAGGACCACCCCGACGCCGTGTCGAGCATGACCGCGCTGCGGCAGTCGCTCGCTGAGCTGGGCAAGGCGTTCACACAGAAGACGTCGGAGATCCACGAAGGCATTGGCACTGTCAACGAGTTCGTCGTCCGCGTCGAGAAGCTACGCCAGGAGGCCGCACGGCGGCAGAACTGGGTCATGCTCGGGCTCGCGGTGTTGCTGGTGCTGAGCCTGCTCGGGAACGTAGCGACCTTCCAGGCTGCCGCCGACGCTAAGGCGACCTCGGCGAAGGTGGCCGACTGCACGACGGCTGGCGGTCGTTGCTACGAGGAAGGCAAGGTCCGAGGTGGCGGGTACGTGAACGCCATCAACCTAGCCATGGTGTACGGCATCGAGTGTGCTCGTGAGCTCGGCGCGGGCAGCGGACCTGAGTGGAACGCCAAGCTCGAGAAGTGCGTCAACGACAAGGTCCGGGCGCTGACCCAGCCGAAGCCGTCAACGCCTCCGTCGGACATGCCGTCGCCGAGTCCGGGCCACTAGCGGTCCCGCTGGTTCGCCTGGTCGACGACCACCTGTAGGAACGTCCGCCCTTCGCTGCGCCGATGCTGGGCGACCTGCCGCGCGAGGTCCAGGTCCGCACCCGCCAGTACGAGCAGGTCCGTGCAGTCCCGCTGATACTGGTGCTCGCCGTCCACGTACATGGCCGCCGCGTGCGCGAGCGCTAGCCGGCGGTCCCGCTCGGTCAGCGGTTGCACGTACACCCCGATCGTGGCGAGCGCCTCAGCCTCGGTACATCGCGCGAACCGGGTCCGGTTCTCGGCGACGCCGGTCACCCGCGCGACCGCCATCCGGACCGCGTCGGACTGTCGACGGATGTCGAGCTCGTTCCGAGGGTCAGCGCTCACGGACGCGACGCTACGCCATGGGTCCGACAGAAACCTTCGACCAGTCAGCCGGCCCAGTACAGCGCACCCACGAGCAGCGTGCGCGTCTGGTCCTCCGCGAGGTACGCGAGCGCCTGGTCGACCGACGCGCGGCACTTGACGCAGTCCGGGCGGCCATGCATCCCGACCTCCTCGACCGTGGCCGGGTCGTCGGTGATCGTCCAGTCGGCGTGGTGCAACGTCTCACCGATGCTGCGGGCGAACTCCTCGGACACCTGCCGCAGCAGCCGGCCGAGCGCGCGGACGTCGAGCGCCGCTGGACCGTCGCCGACCCGCACGTACAGCCTGTCGGGCACTGTGATGATTGCGGAGTCGGACCCGGTCACCGGCCGGTGTTCGACCGTCGTCCGTACGTGGTACGGCAGGGCTGGGGTCATGCACGTGTCCAGTCGTCGCCGACGTTCACGGTCGCGCCGCCGTCCGGTCAGCCGCCCACGCGATCACTAGCAGCGCGCCGAGCAACGCCACGGCGCCAATGAGGACCCCGGCAAGGTACGACGTCGAGTAGAACTCGACCGCCCCACCGGACAGCCAGCCGGCCAGGAAACATGTGAAGCCGAACGCGAACAGCCGCCGCGCGGCCCGATGGTTGGGGGTTCGTGCCACACCGGCACCCTACCCGCCAAGACCAACAACCCTGCCCACGGACACCGACCCGAACGAGGTACACCCTTGCGTCCGCACCTCCGCTACGGCCTCGCCGCCATCTGCGCTGGTCTGTTCCTGCTCATTGCCCCGATCGCCGCCGCCAACGCCGGTAGCGGGCACGGCTGCCGCTACCAGTGCCAGTACCCGCCGTCGTGTGGCGGGTACTGCCCGCAGCCGTCACCATCGGTCAGCCACAGCACGAGCCCATCGGCGAAGCCGTCCGGGTCACCGTCGACATCCGCGAGCCCGTCCCAGTCGCCCTCCGCCAGCCCTTCGACGTCGCCGAGCGAGAGTGCCGCGCCGTCGTCGTCGCCAGCCACGACCACCACCGCGCCCGCACCCGGCCAGCCAACCGGCGGCACCCTGCCACGTACCGGCGCGCCCGAGCTCCTCATCGCAGGCATCGGGCTCGCGATCGCAGGCTTTGGCGCGTGGATGCTGTGGGCCAGCCACCGCAGGCCTGACGACGGGCAAGCCGCGTGAACCCCGGCAGGCATCCCGCTACTGTCCACTTGCTGCGCTACTTCGTGTACGCGCACCTGCCGTCACACCTACAGGCCGTGTCCGCACCATGCGGGCAACTCGCCCAGCAGATGGTCAACACCCTGCCCGACGGGCCCGAACTCACCGTCGCGCTACGGAAGTTGCTCGAGGCCAAGGATGCGTTCGTGCGAGCCGCCCTTGATGCCGAGTTCGGCGTCGACGACCCTACCGACTAGACCGATGTCCGACCCTGAACCGGATCTCAGCCGCTTCCGTGACGCCATCCGGCTCCGTGACCGGTGTCGCGAGGCAGCGATGGTGCACCACGAGCGGTGCGGTCTCACGCCGTCGTTCGTGTACGCCAACGCAACCTACGACGCGGTCGCTGACCTGATCCGCGAAGACGAGCGCCGTTGCCAGGACGCGGACTAGGCCCGCCACGCCCTTGGCGCTTCCGGCGCCGCATCCGCCTCCGGTTCGTCGCACGTTTCGTCGAGCCGTACCGGCCACGTCACACCGAGCCTGGTCCGGTGCTCGACGTCCCGGCCGTGGCCCTGCGGCTGCATGCACCGGCCACGGAACACCGGATGCAGCACGCCGCAGATCTCCACGATTCCACGATAAAGATCGGAGCCGCCCCCATGGCCGACCTTCCCGACATCCCACCACCCGGCGCACCCTCGGAGCCGCTGCTCACCGTCGGCACCATCACCGCCGCCGTTACCGCGATCCTCGGTGTGCTCACTGCCTGGGGTGTCCACCTGACCGACGACCAACGGTCCGCCATCCTGGCAACCCTCGCTGTCGTCGCGCCGATCGTTGTGGCCGTATGGGGCCGCCGGTTGGTCTGGGCGCCCAGGACGGTCCGCCTCGTTGTGAAGGCCACGCAAGGCGGGGTGGCATCCGAGAAGGCCCGGCTAAACGACATGCTCAAGCCGGACGACGACCGGTGAGGACCCTCGTCGCCGCCGCCGAGCCGCCCGAGCGTCGTGAGCCCGCCCACCCGTGGCCGTACGCCACGAGCACGGTCAATGCGACCGTGACGGCTTCGGCGCCGCTGTGGGGCGGCACCTGCACGCTCGCGTCGTCCACGACGACCCTTGTGACCTTCGAACCGATGGCGCACCATCAGACGTAGCGGCCCGACGGCCGCGGTGCCCCTCACATAGCCGCGACCCTCCCTCACGGGCGGGCCGCACCAGCAAAGACCGGACCCTGTCCGAGCGCTGTCCCCAGGCAGCCTCGGCGGGGTCCGGTCTTTTTCGTCGTCTACTTGGCCGGCTGTCCCGACCCTGGACACCTCCCCCGCGAACCCTCAGCCTGATGCAACGGCGTCGGTTCACCGGGGGCCGCTGACGTCCTAGCACCACACACCGGACACATGGCTACATCCACTCCTTCGGCACGTAGTGCACCGCATGCGCAAGATCGGTCGACCCCGGTGCGGAGAACCCGGCAACGAACCCAACCACCGTTGCATCGTCGACGAACCTGACCCGCAACGCTGGCCGGAACCTGCCCAGTTTCAGGTCGGGTTTCGAGATCTGTACTTCGGTGACCTGCGGGTGGTCGGCACGCTTGACCACGTCTACTAGTAGGTTCAGCACGTCCTGTACCCGCAGAGTCGGCTTAGCGTCGCGCGGCGCGGTCGGCACGGCACGGTTTTCCACGTCCGCTGTTCCGCGTGCCTGTCGGTAAGCGGGGTCGTCCTTCCAGTCCCCTGCAGGCACCGCGGGGGTAGGGCTGGTGCGTGGTTGAGGCGGCGCGGTGCCGACCATCTGGACGAACACCTTCCATCCGTCGTCGAGGGTCAGCTTGACCCCGACCGGATGTTCCCACCGACCAACCTCGGCGCAGGTCTGGACACGGCTGACGCCGGGATGCGCAGCGTCGGTCAACCACTGCTTGACGAGGTCAGAGAACGGCTGAGGGTACATGAGCGCTCCTCGGGTCGGGGTGGGTGACCTACTGCTGATCGTGCCACACCACGTGTCGGGTCGTGTGTCATCGCTGGCCAGTGGGCGGGTCATGGCTTCACCATCGTCGACCCGGCGGCCAACGGCGGCGCGAGCAGCCACAGCGCGCCGACCACCGCCGCGATCGCGCCGAGCGCGACCACCGTAGTGCGACGGCGACGTGGTGACCGTGCCCACCACACCAGCAGCCCGACGGGTAGCCCCACAGCCCCGTACAGCCGTCCTTGCGGCGGAACGGTGGTCAGGTGGCCGGACGTCCACCACAGCACCGCTCCGAGCGCCAGCCACGCCGTGAGATACCCGACGGACGCGTTCCTGCGGCGCCGCCACCTCGGCGACAGGCGCGGCGCCCGACGGCGACGCTGCACCGCCTCGACACCTCGCGCCGTCCGTGGTCTCGGCCGCTCCACATACCCTGCCGCGTCGAACGGCTGCGGGTACAGGTCCGGACGGTACGGCGTCCCGTCCACATGCCGCATGGTGTGCGGGTCCACCCGGTCCGGGTTGCCCTCGTTGCACTGGATGTTGAACCGTGGTCGCAGGGTGCGGATCGCGTGCTCCTCGGCGGCCAGCACCTCCGCCTCGGTCGCGAACGTGGCGACCTGAAGGTGGTCGCGGATCTCCTGTCGCCATGGCTGGTCTTTCAGGTGCTCGACCAGCCGGCGTAGCCCGTCGTTCGACTTGCCGACGTAGATGAGCGCGTCGTCGAACCCGATGAGGTGGTAGAGCACCCAGCCGCCGGACGCTGCCGACGGCTGGGGCATGGAGCGGGTGGCACGGGTCACTGAAGCGGCTCCACCCGGTACCGCGACCACTCCTTGGTCACTCCGTCGCTGGCCTCGACGAGCGTCCCGCATGGCGTGAACCCGAACTGCACGATGGCCGCCCAGATCAGGTGTGGACCCGCCTTCGACTGGCCCCACCCGGGCACGTTGGCCACCTCGGGCACCGGCCCTTCCGCGACCACCCGCCCCGCCTCGTCGGTGACCGTCACCGTGGAGTCGGCGGTCACCCGGCCGTCGGTCAACGTAACCGTAGCGACGTAGGTCATGCCGCTCGCTCCTCGATCTCGTCGTGGTCCATCCACTGCACCTGCTGGTCGTCCCATCTCACGTGCCGGTCCGCCCACCACCGTGGGCGCCATAGCTCCTCGTAGGTGCCGGCCGGGTCGGGGCCGTACTCGTTTCGGGTCGCGTCGCGGTCGGCGGTCACAGCGCACCAATCCGAGTCAGTGCGTAGGTCAACGCATCATGCAACGACTTATGTGACGTCGTCGTTGACTGTGCCCAAGCCTCTGCTCCCTCGCGGTTACGAAGGTTCGCACGGCGCGACGACTGGCTACCAATCGCTGGGCCGGCGGTCCACTCGCCAAGGTTTCGCTCGTCCGTAGCAACGTCGTACGTGTCCGCCGAGCCTTCGACGACGAAGAGGTAGTCGTGGACTCTCCGAACGCGTGGGTCATGCAACGGGTCGTTCATGCCGCCGCCTTTCGTTCGATGAGCCGGACCTGGTTCGGCGAAATACAGTCTTCGATCTCGATCCCGTCCCACTGCACAAACACATCACTACCTTCGACGGACGTCACCCAACCGACGCACCGGCCGTCCCAGCACACGTCCTGGACCCGGTCGCCCGGCTCGAACTCGTTCATCGGGCCACCTCGATCCGCTCGATGTCTTCGGCGTGAACCTCAGTTCCGTCGACCCAGAACGAGGCGTGGCTCAAACCCCAGATCAGCGCCTTGACAAGCTCGACGACCGGGTAGCTGCCGACATTGAACTGTTCGCGGAGCTTCTGGCCGTTGGCCAGCGTCACGGTGAGGATCATTGCCGCCCTCCCGCCACGACGCACTCCAACTGCGTGCCGCACCGCGTGCACTTCGGCGGATGCTCTGGGCACGACCGCAGGTTGCGCACCTTGCCGTCGACCGGGCACTCGAACACCCAGGCGGCGTCATGCGGGCGGCTCACCGCGCACCGCCCTGCTTCTCGCCGACGGTCCGGGTGATCGTGACGACCCGGTACGGCACCTCGCCGCCGTACATGCTGCGGCCACGGTCGTGAACGTCGGCCTTGTCGGTGTACTCGGTCCCGTCGTGCCAGTTCCAGTCGCCGTGGCGGCCCTCGAGCTGGATCGCGTACGTCGTGCCGAGCTCGGTCGTGTCTGCCTGTGCCATGATCTCCCTTGCTCCTTCGTATAGGTGGGGCGTCGCGGGCCGGTCCGGTTGTGGAAGGCGGGACCGGCCCAGCGGCGTCGTTACTCGCTGGCGGGCGGGTACGGCTCCCACTCGCCGATCTCGACCGTGCGACGGACCAGGCGAGCGGTAGCGGTCGAGCGCGCGCCCTTCTCCGGGTCCGGGTTGTTGTAGTGCGCTACCCGCCCCTCGGCGAGCGCTCGGTCGATGAACGCGCCCGAGTCGACCTCAACCTGGCCGTCCGGCCACGTCAGCTCGCTACCCCACTGGACATGGGACCCGGCGCTCGCGTCGTCATGGAACCTCATTGCTACTCCTCCTTCGTTACTGAGTTCTTCCCCAGCTATTGGGTTCTGGATATTGCTACTTGCCGCAACAGGACCGGCCCGGCGGCGTCAGTGGACGAACGTTCGGACAACCTCGGCGACGGACTGCACCGGGTACCCGCTCTCCCGCCAGTCGGCATGGTTCGCAACCGCCCACTCGCCGGCCGCGCGTACCGCGTCCGGGTCGTCGACCGGGAACCGGTGCACGATCTCGAACCCGCCCAACCAGTAGTCCCAGCAGTTGATGACCCACTGGCCGGTCGTCGCGAGCACAGCGACGCTGATCTCGTGGCGGACAAAGTCGGGGTTGGCGGGGCGCGGGTCGCCGCTCATGACGCCACCTCCCCGGTCATGTCGGTCAGCGGCCCACGTGGCAGCAGTTCATGCCACCGCTTGTTCTTCTCGTAGCCGTGGCCCATGTCGCCCCACCAGAACCCGTCATCGGCGCGGCGCCACACGACCTTGAACCGGTCACGCACATGAGACACCTCGAAACCAGGCTCGTTGGGCATAGTCCACGTGGTCACGACGTCACCACCTCGGCGTGCGGCGAACCCCATGACTCAAGCGAGCCATACAGACCGACGTCCTTCCACAACCGCACCACGATCCCGGGCGGCGCGTCGGACGCTGAGGCGAGGTCGTCCGCGATGTACTGCGCGTCCTCTTTCGCACTCGTGTTCTCGGGGAACGACAGCATCCCATTGTCGACGAGCATCTCGCCAGAAGGGTGCACGATCTGGAACCGGACGGCGGTCATCGCGACCCCCACGAGCGCCAGTCACGAAGCACCACACGCGAGTCGTTGACGTACCTCGACATTCGTTGCTCCCTCTACCTCGGTCGCACGGCACCGCGCCGCGCGCACGTCACTCCCCCGACGACACTGACCGCGCTACCCTCAACGCATGGCCTTCGGACTCGACGCCACCCAGGAACGCGAACTTGCCCGCGTCGTCGACGAGGCGGCGCGCGTCGTCATCGACCACTGCGAGAACGCCAACAAGCGCAACGACGCGGTCGTCCGCGTCCACGAGACCGGATGGAAGCTCGTTGCCCAGGCCCTCGAGCGCGGACTCCGCGACATCGCCGACGCCATCCGCGCCTACCGCTGACCTCACGCCGCACCACCATCGGCTGTGGCCAGCTCCTGAGCGGCTAGCACCTTCGCCTCGTGGTCGATCCGCGTCTGCGCCGTCAACTCGTGCCGGCCGTTCGCCGACTGCACCTGACCCTGGTCCCGCAGCCGCTTCACCGCGTCCCGGATCGTCTTCGTCGCGTACCGGTGTCCCAACCGAACGAGCTCGCCATTGAGCGTGTCCATGTCCAACGAGCCACGCGCCGCCGCTAACACCGAGAACACCGCGTCCACGGACACCACCGCTTCCGACGGGGAAGCTTTCGCGGTAGACCCTGCGCCTGCATCCCATGGCGTCGCGTTCGGGTCCGCCATGTGCGCCACCCACGCCGCGTACTCCTTGCCGAACGCCGCCACCGTCTCCGGCGGCAACGTGGCCGGGTACCCGACCGGCTCGTCCTGGTCATCACGGACCCAGTCGTAGAAGTCCGGCTCCCACATCGACCGCACAAGCATCGGCTTCGGCGCCAACCCCGACAGCAGAAACGCCATCCCCGGCACCTCCGGGATCGTCCGTGGGTCCACCTGCAACCGGCCGTTGAACGCCACCGGCCCCGACAGCGAGTTCGCCGTCCGCCCCACCCACACGAACCCGCCCGTCAGCATGTCCCGCAGCGCCATCGACCCACCCAGGTCTGACAGCAGCGGCGTGTGCGTCGCCACCCGGATCCGGATTCCGCACTTGCGGTACATCCGCGCCCCTGACGTCACGAGCGCGGCGAACGGCTTGTGTGCCAGGTACTCGTGCGCCTCGTCGATGTTCAGCGTGATGATCGGGCCGTCAACGAGTGGGTTCCACCACTTGCGGCCCTTCCGCATGACCGGCGACCCGTCCCGCTTCCTGCGCCTCGGGTCCGGCCACTCCACCCGCGCCAGGTACCGGTTGCGGCGGAACATCTCTTGCCGCAACGCCTGCACGAGCAGCATCGCCTCGTCGAGCGTGCACGCCATCGGCGCGGCGAGGTCGTCAACAAACGGCCCGTACGACTGGCCCTGCTGTGGGTCGATGAGCAGGTCCGCGACCAGCCCTCGCCGGACACCGTTCACGTCGACGTAGCTCGCCCACCGGTCAATGGTCAACAGGAGCGAGAGCGTATCCGACTTACCGGCGCCGGTAGTTCCACACAGGAAGTCATGCGGGGTGCCCCAGTCGGGCCGGTACAGTTCGTAGTAGGCGAGCGTCCCGTCCTTGTACTGCGCGATCGGCGCCCGGCATGCGGCCACGTCAACTGAGTCCGGACCGGCCCACCGGACCGTGTCCCTGATCGCGGTGGTCCGTTGCGTCGACACCAGCGCGCGGCTCTCGTCGTCCTCGTCGGGGATGACGGTCACCATCGACGCCTTCATGTTGAACGTCGACGCGATCGCACCCCGCGCCGCCAGGAACGATTCCGACGTATACGCGCCGGGCGGGCCGACTGCGGTCGCCGCCCAGCCACCCTCCACCCGATGCCAGCCTTCGAGCCATGTACCGGCGAGCTTCCCGGCTCGCTTCGTCTTCACCGGCTGTCCGTGCGCGTCGACACCGGCTGTCTCGCCCTGTTCGACAGCGAGGATGGCCGTCCACTTGCGACGGACCTCTACCTCGAGCGGGTCCACCTGCACGCCGGGTGGCGGTTGCTCGGCGATCACCGACGTAGGCCGGTTCCGCTGTCCGGCGAGCCAGCGCCACCACGGCACCGCCGATGCAGCCGTGACCAGCGGCCATGCCGCCAGCGACACAGCACTGCCGAACATGTGCGGGTCCACCCCGGTCGCTGTCGCCAACGCCAGCCACTCCGCACCGGCCAGCGTCCCGTACGCAGCGACCCGGGACCGCTTCGCCAGCGTCGCCCGGTGTCGCCTTTCACCGTCCGGGTCATCGTCGGAGATACGACCCTTCTTCTTCGCCTGCTGCACCAGACGGGCCGCCACGACGCGGCGGACCGCCTCGGCGAGCACCAGGCCTGTGGCGGACAACGCCCACGCTGGCATGGATGCCGCCTCGTGCAGCGCCACTGCGGCGGGCAACGCTGCCGCGAACGGCCACACCGGACGCAACGGCGGCTCCACCGCCCGCCACAGGTCCAACCACGGCAGCAGCGGCGCGGACCGCAACGGCTGCACCACCATCTGCCGGTCGTGCACCTCGCATACCGGGGCCGCCTTCAGCCCAGACGGGAACCAGCGGCCTACCTCGCACTTGCGGCACTTGAACTGCTGCCCGACCACCCGCCCGTACTGGTCCACCGGAACCTTGTGCCGTGACATCCGCTGGCGCCCGCTCTCGTCGAAGTACACCTGCGACCAGCGCGACGTACCCGCACCGGGCATGCCCCTGCTTCCGGGTTGCGACACGCTGGTGTCGGGTTGCATGGCGGTTCGACCTCCTGAACGCGCGTGATGGCTGGCTAGCTAGTGGCGTTGTCTGCGGCGCCGTGCAGCCGGTTGTTTACCGCGTCGATGTCATTCGCGCCACGCATCGCTCCCACGCGAGACTGGGACCCCGCTGGGGCCGCTGTACCCGCAGACGCGGTCGGCGAGTAGTTGGCTCCTTGCGCGTACGGCGAGTTGTTCCGAACCTCGCCACCCGAGCCGACCCCGGTGGCACCAACCCCCGAGTCCAGGAACCGGGAGTCGCCGGACAGGTTCCCGGCGACCGTCTCGTGCGCGTCGCCGTACGTCTTGCGAAGGTGGTCGATCGCCGCCTCCGTCTCAGCCAGCGCGACCTCAGCAGCCTCGCGGCGCTCCTTCGCGACGGCCTCGATGTCCTCGACGTTGTCGAACATCGCATCGACCCGTCCGGCGGGCAGCGCGTCCGCGGTTGTGCCGGTGTGCGCCAGCGTCGTCCCGTCGAGGTTCATCCCCGACAGTTGGTCGTGCGTCGACGAGGCGGTGTCCGACGAGTGCTGGTAGGTCTGCTGCATCTGGTCGACCGCTTCCTTCAACGCGGCAGCGGCGGCCTCGGCGGCGATCGCGGCGTCAAGCTCGGCGCGCTGGTCCACGGCGAGCGCCTCCAGGGTGGCGATCGCGGTCTCGTAGTTGGCGGCCTCGCCGGTCGGTGCGGCGGTAGGTGCGGTCACGACAGGTTCCTTTCTGGTCGGTGCCCGGTGTCGCCCTGCGGCAGGCTCCGGAGTTGGTTCTGGTTTAGGTTCGGGCGCGGGCCGCCAGTGGGAGCCGTCCCATTCCTCCCAGCCACGGTCGGTAAGCCGTCGGGTACCAACCGGGGTGTCCATGGGCGTCTCATCCACGTCAGGCTGGTCAACCCGGGCGAGTTCGTCCTGCCGCTGGTGCGGCGGCACCGGGTCCACCAGCCGACGAACGGGGCCACTCGCCACAACCTGTTGCACGCCACCGACGATGGCGTCCCGGCCCGCAGTGAGACGGTCCCGGAACCGCACCCTCGGTTCGCCAGACGCTTTCGCCTCGGCCTTCGCGTCGCGGGACGCGATCAGCGAGTCCGTCGCCCGCGCCCACGAGTCCCGGTACGAGTCCCGCAGGTAGTCGAAAAACCCGTACTTCGCGACCTTCGCTGCCGCCTCGCGGTCGCCGTACTTCGCTTGCATCCGCGGAGACACGAGACCCTGCTTGGCGTAGTTGTTGTCGACGACCGCGTCTCCGATAGCCTTCTTCCCTGCCCACATCAGCAGCAGGATCGCCAGCAGCATCTCCACGGTGGGCTACCGCCCGACCTGCGTCGAGATGTTGGTGGTGGACTTCTGGAACCCGCTGCTCGCCTGCTGGAACAAAGCCGGCATCGCCGTGAGGCCAGCGACGAGGAAGATCGGCAGGAGGAAGAACGCGAACAACGCCGGCCGGTCCGCCCCCTTCTTCTTACCCTTGACGTCCGCCACAATGACCGCACCGAGGACGATCACGCCGATTGCCGCCACGATGCCGACCTGAGCCGCGATCCCGTTGACCCACGACCCGATCACCGCCGCATAGGTCATGAACCCGGCGAGGGCCGCGAGGACGCACGCGAACCGGCTCAGTCGGAGCCTTTGGTGGATCCAGTACGCAGCACCGAACAACGGCAGTCCGCCGAGCGTGGCCAGCCACGCCCCGATCTGGTGGGACATCTCAGCCTCCTAGCTGAAGATCACAAACATGAAGGGGGAGCACAGCAGCAGCGCCAGCCCGAGCCGGGCCGGGTGGTGCAGCAGCCACAGTGCGGGCGCGACCACCGCCGTCACGACGAGCGCGACGTGGTTGAACACCACCCAGCCGAGCCACAGCGGGCGGTTGTTGCCGGGCACCCGGTCCAGCGCAGGGATTCGCGCCAGCCACAGTTCCCGCAACGTCGGGGCCGACCCGCGCCACGGCCACGCACCGGCCACATCGGCACGCACCGTAGACCACGCCCGATGCACCTTGCCGAACACAGACAGTGATCGGTACCCTCGCGCGCGCATGAGCTCAGGAGCCCGCGGCGCGTCAGCCGCCGCGATAGGGCCCGACACCCTGCCGCCGCCGGCCACAGGTGCAGCGAAAGCCTCACTCGCCGTAGTCATCGTCACCGGTTCCTCTCGTCCGCCAACTGCGCCACCTGCTCGGCCAGCGCCCGTTCCTCGTCGTCCGGCAGGTTCTTCCCGACCGCCAGCACGTAGTTACAGGCGACGACGAGACGACGGTGCGCCGACTGAGCCGCAGCAGCTTGCCGCCGCACCAGCGCCGCCAACCTCTCCCGGCGCCGCCTGTCGCGCGCCTCACGGCGCTCCTCGACGGTTGCGCCCTTGACCGCAGTCACAACCACCACCCGAACCAGCCCGCCACGAACGACACCAGTAGTAGCGCAAGCAAGGTCCACATGAACCGACGCACCACGTAGCCATCGCGGGACCGGTGCGCCACCCACGTGCGGTTCGTCGCATCCGGGTGCGGCAGCGACGTGATGGTGTGCACCCGAAACTCGGAACGGGGCAGGTCGACGACGCGGACAGAGGTGCTCACTTGGATGCTCCTTCGGGGGTCAGGTCAGCGCCGGCCAGGTAGGCGGCGCGGGCGTCGGTAGCCTTCGGGCCGTTCCAGTTCTGCTGCCGGGCGATCTCGTTCCGACCCGGTAGGTCGGCGTCCGAGAGGGTGCCGTGGAGGGCGCGAAGGTGGGCGGCGTCGCGGATGGCTACCGGCTTCCACTTGGCGGCGGTAGGCGCCTCGGTCGGCGCGGTGGTAGTCGTGTTCGCTACCGGGGTGGTAGCCGCCTTCGCGGTACCGATGGAAGCCACGGTGCGGCGGGTTCGCTTCTTGGGGGTAGCCGCCCGCTGAGAACGGGCAGTAGGCGCCTGAGAAACTGCGGTGGTAGGTGCGGCTACCCCCCGGGTGGTAGCCATCCCACGGCGGGCCGCACGACGCGCGTCCCGCTCGATGTTGTAGCCCCGCCACGCCGCCTTCGGGTCACGCACGTTGTGGTCGATCGACCAACGCCGAGCCCGCCACGCCCGCACCGGGAACGCCCGGCGGCGGGACGGCGAGAACACCGCCCCCGCGTCGTCGACCAGATGCTCCTTGACCAACTGGACGTGCTGGGCGCGACGGGTGTGCAGCCCCCACAACCATGGACTGACCAGCGACAACAGGCCGAAGATGACCGCCGCGCCCGTTGGACGGAACCCCCCGTTTGCGAAGTGTGTGTAGTTCACCGCGGCAACGACTGCCGCGATCAGGTACGACGCGCGGCGGAGGTGCCCGGCCGTCGCGTAGTTCTTGTTGATCAGTGAGTCGTGGGCGTGCCAGCCGACATAGAGAGCGATCGCCTCGGCCGCGGCGGCGACCATGACCGCCAGGATGACCCGCGCGGCTACCGGCCAGACGCCGGGCGCGATGTGGTCGTAGGCGTAGGCGCCCTGCCCGTACACGGCGAGCCCGTTGACGAGCAGCAGCGGCGCGACGAGACGCAAGGTGTCCCGGGTACTGGCGAGGCTACCGGTAGGCGCCGTGGTGAAGTGGTAGGTGGTAGCCGTTTCGGTGGCTACCACCTCGGCTACCACCTTGCCTACCACCCCGGCGGCGCGAGCCGCGGCGAGGTCGCCTACCACCCTGCCGTCCGGGTAGATGGTGATCTCCCAGTTGGCGGGATGGGGTCCCGACCGGCCACCGTCTCCGATGCCGCTGACCGGTCGGGGGTCGGGGCCCGGACCGGCTAGGGGGGCGGCCGGTCCGGGCGTCTTGCCGGCTGGTGCCGGCGCGCCGTTGACCCGCCCTGTAGGGGTGGGGTGGTCGACGGCGGTGGGGGTCTGCATGGCTACGCGGCCACCAGCGCGAGGCGGTTCGGGTCGTCGTCCCAGCCGTTGACCGCGGCGTGACGCGCCCACACCTGCTTCGGGGTCTCCCACAGGTCGTTGTCGGCCACCCAACGCTGCAGGTCCGCGAGCATGCCGGTCGCCCCGGCGATCGTGGTCGAGGCGTGCATCGCGACGTGCAGCCCCCGCTCGCTCGCCGCGACCTCGAGCCCCTGCAGGGTGGCGAACAGCAGCGCGCCGGCCGCCTCGACGTGCTTCGCGAGCTCGGCGCGGTGGGCCGGGTCGAACACGCGAAGGGCGTGGTGCCGGGCGGTCACCTCGGAGGCGGCCGGGTCGGCGGGGGTGAGGGTCTGGGGCTGTACGGCGGTGGTCATGACGTGGCTCCTTCGGCTGTGGGGGCCGCACGAAGGGCCCCACCGAGACGCTTCGAGACGATCTGCCACACCCGGGAGGAATGCACCCCGACCCGCTCGCCGAGCTTCACGTACGTGTACGGCCGGGCCGTGTCGGGGTCGATGCGCTGTCGCGCCTGCCGCAGTGCCGCACGACGCACGGCAGCGTGCTCCCGCGGGAACCGGTGGCCCATGTCGTCGGCAAGCCGCGACAGCGCGGCGGCCCGGTCGATCGGGTCCTCGATCGCCTCGAAGTCGGCTACCGGCGGTGCAGTGGCCGTCGTCGTGGTTGGCACTCGGCGTCTCCCTCCGGGGGCGTTGAGATCTCGTAACTCTGCTCATAGTGCACTCTGCGCAGAGTTACGTCAAGCCCGACACCCGACCCGATCTCGCACGGACGGGGCAAGATGTGGTGCACTGTGTGCACAGTGACACACAGTGGAAGGAGTCCAACACGTGACGGACTGGTCAGGTGAGCCGGCATACCGGCAGGTTGCCGAACACATCCGCGACCGGATCCGCGGTGGCGAGTTCACGGTCGACGACCAGTTGCCGTCGATCCCCTCCCTGATGGACGAGTACACCGTGTCAACCACAGTGGTCCGGGGCGCGCTGGCCGAGCTTCGCGCCCAAGGAGTTATCTCCACGCACCAGGGCAAGGGTGTGTTCGTACGGAAGGTCCCGCCGGCGGCAGCGTCAAGAATCCCGGCCGAGGTGTCTAAGCGGCTCGTCGACCTCGAGTCCGCAGTCGAATCCCTTCGCCAAGAGTTCCGGCGGGAGCTCGGTGCGCTCCAGTCCCAGGTGCTCGACCTCTACGCCCGCACCGGGCAGCCCCGCCCCCGCCAGCAGAACAGGACTCGAAGGACGGCAAACGGATGAGCGAAGTCATCGAGCTGCGCGGCCGGCGCGGCTACCACCCGGACCTGACTACCATCGCCTGCCGCCGCATGGCCGACGCCCGACGCCGGTCCGGCCTCACCGTCGACGACTTTGCCGACGCTCTTTCCGACTCCCTCGACTGGGACGTCACCCCCCAGACCGTCCGCGCGTGGGAGACGACCACCTCGCCGCCAGGTGACGTGCTCCTCGCCGCCGACCTGGCGGCCGGGGCAAAGCCTCCCGATGTGGGAACCGATGACCTGCTGTCGTCGCCCGGTCCGAGCCTGCTCGCGGACACGTTGGCCGGCATGTGGCTGACGACCTACCAGTTCACTCCCGGTCGCGACAGCGGACCCAGCGTCAAGGTTCACGTCGACATCGCCCACGTCGCAGCAGCACCGTCCGGGCGGCACATCATCGCTCGTAACTACCCGCCCGACCCGCGGACCGAGAGCCGCGCCGTGCCGTTCCGGAACGAGATCCGCGCCGAACTGGTGACTCGTCACCTCGTCGGCCAGTGGAAGAACACCAGCGACGCCCGGTACTTCGGGTCACTCCACCTCGCCGCACTGCCGGGCGAAACCGTCATGGACGGCTACTACACGGGGCTTGCCAGCGACGTGGAGGTCATCTTCGGGCGGTGGCGCTGGATTCGGCTAGACCTAGGCGACGAGCCAGTTGACCTCGGTGCCGTGACGTTACGAGACCCCCAAGACCTGCACGCCATCGTCATGAACCACACACGATACGACCGGCCGCTTTCGTTGGCCGCCGTCATGGAAGGAGCCTAGGCCGGTGCTGACCAAGCGCGAAGTCCTCGCCGTCATCGAGGTGTACATGAAGGCGTGGGCGGAGCAGGACCCCAACCTCATCACGACGATCTTCACGCCGACAGCGACCTACTACGAGCGGGTTCTCACAGACGCGCCGATGGCAGGCCGCGACGGGATCCGGGCGTACTGGCAGGCGAAGGTGGTCGGCGCGCAGGCGAACATCGAGTGCCGGCTGCTGCACCTGTACCTCGACGGCGAGACAGCGGTTGCGGAGTGGGAGGCACTCTTCGACGACTTGGCGCAGGGCACCCGGAAGCGGATGCGCGAGGTGGCGATCCTCGACTTCGACGGCGGTCTGATCTCGCGGCTGCGGGAGTACTGGGCGTCGCAGGAGGTCGCGAAGCTGGCTACCGCGGACTCGGCGAAAAAGGCTTCGTAAGCGGGTCTTTGAAACCTGTCCCCGACCCTAGGGTGTCGGTCGGGGACAGGTTTTTTCTTGACCTGTCCTGACCTGTCCTGACACCTGTCCGGGACAGGTCTGACCTGCGGAAACGCGGGCACCTGTCCTGACCTTGGGGACAGCTTAACAAGTAAACCTGTCCCGCGATCTTGAGGACAGGATGAGCGTCGATGCCTCAGGCCGCCTTGCGGTACTTCACGACCTGCGACCACAGCGCGTTGGACACACCGGTGATCCCGGAGCCGATCGCCGCCGCAGCCAGCCGATCGCGACCATAGCTAGCGGGGATGCCCGCAGCGTCACATGCCGCCGCGATCTCCTTTACCTTCTCCTCGGCCAGCCACTTGGCCTTCTCTCCAAGCTCAACCGTCGCGGACTCCCCCGCTATGGCCAACCGGATCGGGATCGGGTCGGACAGTTCCCCATCCTTGATCTTCCGATGCTCCAAGGTGCGCGGGTTCTTCGCGGACCGGTCCTCGTTGTCGCCACCAAGCTTGATGACCCACGAGTTGTCGAAGTCGTCCTCGATCGCCGACGCGCCGCGCCCACGGGCGCCGGAGTGCCCAGTGTGATGGTTGACCAACTGCGTACAGCGGTGGCGCTCGCGCACACGATCCAAGGCGTTGATGACGGCGCCCATCTCGGTGTTGCTGTTCTCCTCGACGCCCGGCGCGCAACGGTGCAACGTGTCCCAGACGACCATCTTCGGCGTTACCTCGTTGCAGAGTTCACTGACCGCATCCATGTCGCCGCCGTGTCGAAGGTTCACGACACCGCCAACTACGATGAGCCGCTCATCGGGAACCTTCGCGCCACGGTTGTAAACGCTCTCCCACGCCTCGATCCTGGCGCGCAACCCGGATGCGCCCTCAGCGGCAATGTAGACCACCGGTCCGGGCTCCGGGATGTCATGGTCGAGCCATGGGCGGCCGGTTGCGACCGAGCAGGCCAGCGCGACGGACACAAACGACTTGTAGGTGCCGAACTTCCCGGCGAGCAGAGCGAGCGCATTGTCGTTCAGGACGCTTTCAACGAGGTACCGGGGCGGTGGGATCGTGTCCAGCTGTGAGCGCCGGTAGGTTAGTGCGCGGATGCGGGCTGCACGGGCGCCGTCATCGGTTGCGAGTGTGGCGTCGAGCCCTCGGTCCACCTGAGCGTCGTACGTTCCCCACAACTCAGGGTTCCATCGGCCTTGTGCGACTTCGGTCACGCCGCTCTCCCCCGTTGCGCGCGGTCCCACCGTCGGCGCCGGTCGAGCGCCTCGGCGGCGCGGATGTGGGCGAGGATCGCGGCCTCGACGTCGGTGCAGCCTGGCCCGCCGAACGCCAGCGCAAGTGCGGCCATCCAGCCGGCGTACTCCGCGGCGCGACCCTGTTCGAACCCGAGGGGGACACCGTCGGCGAGTCCGGCGGCGTACGCGAGGCGGGGGTCGAGCCACCAGTCGGCTCCGTCACGCCAGTCGCCGGTTTCTGTTGTTTCTGGTACCGTTTGCATGGACGCAAACAGCCCCTCTCGGGCCTCAGGGGACCGCCGCCAGCGATTGGTGAGTCGACGCGGCGGTCCTGCTGCGTAACGGGGCTATGGCGCCGGGCTGGCGTCCACTTCGAACAGCGCCTCGAACGGCTCGCCGAGGACGTGCAGCATGGTGGCGATCTGTCCCGTGTACGGCTGTCGCAGGCCACGCAGAAGCTCGCTGAAGTTCCCGGGCGCGATCCTGAGTGCTGCCGCGAGTGCGTAGTCAGTGTCGACGCCGAACCGTTGGTAGCCAAGGCGCCGGACCTCGTCTCGGCGCATCCTGATCTGGTACTGGCGATGCCGTCTGGCTAACATGCAAGTCATGATACACGGGTTAGCTAACGTGCGAACAGCCTACAGGCCGGCAAGTCGATCAAAATTCGGTACGCCTACCATTTGCTCGTGAGCAAAGATGGCGTGCCGGAGCCGAGCGGCTTCCCAAGCTACATTGAGCAGGCGATCGAACGGGCCGGCTACTCTTCGCCGACCGCGTTCGCCAAGGCCGCTGGACTACAGCCGTCCGTGGTGCTGCGCTGGGTGGGCGGCGAGACGCGACCGACCGCCGCGACGGCCCAGCACGCCGCGCCGCTGCTCGGGATGACCGTTACGGAGATGATGGAGGCCGCATATCCGCCGGACGCTGACGCGGCAACGCTGCGCGTTCTGCATCCGCGGGCGATGCAGGTCGACAGGTTGCTCGGTGATGGCTCACCGTTGCCTGAGGCGGACCGGATGATATTGGAGCGTTTGCTCGGTCACGTGCTCGACCCGTGGCTTACCACGGTCCGCAAGCGGGCGCGGAGAAACCCGCCCTGACCGACCCCCCACGATCACGCCCTGTTGCGCCATGATGACCGGATGGACCGATCCACGCATGTCACTCTTGCGGGGTTCCTGGCCGGTTGGGTCGTCGGCATGGGCTGCGGCTGGCTGTGGGCCGTGATGCGTCGCGCCTGGCGGGACCACGCCGGCGCGAGGTCGGCGACCGCCGCGGTTGGCCGGGCGAAGTGGCTGCGGACGTGGGAGCTGGTCGCGCTCGGGTTCCTGCTGCTGGCCGTGGGCGCGTGGGCGCTGGGAAACAACGCGCGGTGAGTGAACGCCCGTTCAGCCTGTCGTCACCGCCCGCCCGGCGGTGATACTGGGGCACGGGCCCGCGCTGGGCCGTACTGCCAGGCCCCCGGGTGCGCGGCGCGGCCGGGCCCGGCCAGCCTCAGTCGTCGATCACACCCGTGACGACCGCGACCAGCTCCGCCTTCGCCGACGGTGTCTGCGCGAGCTCCTGTGCCGGCACGGTCACCTGCGAGCCGACCATCCGGAACGACCCCTGCTGCGGGTCGTCCCCACCCGACACGGTGTAGAGGACCCGGAACGGGTGGTCACTGTCGGGGACCCGGTCGCCGAGGTACGCGACGTCGAGCCGGTAGGTGACGTTGCAACCAGCCGACCCGAAGCACTTCCGGGACAGCACGATGATGGCGAGCTGGAAGTCGGCCGGCTTGGGCCGGTACAGCGGCGGCTTGGCTACCACGGGCGGGATGATTGCGGCGACCGCCTTCTCGAGTACCGGGTCGGTGATGACGCCGTAGGCGAGGACCCCGGCGAACGAGACGACCACCCAGGCTGCGACGAGGGCGAGGACGACGGCGGGGTTGAGGCGGCGGGTTCGGGGCACGGTGGCACGGTACGACATCGGGGCTGGCGCGACGCGGGTTGTCACCCGGCCGTGGCGCGCCCGTCTGTGGCGGGATTGCTGTTGGGCTGGCGTTGGGGCAGGTCGCCAAGCGCTAGGCTCGGTCGAGCCGAGCAAGGACCGCGTCGAGCCGCGCGGTCAAGTCAGCCGCGAGCGCGTCGATCCGGTCGTTCACCTGGGCGAACCCCTCGGTGGTCTCCCGCCGCAGTTCGGCCACCTGGTCCTGCACGAGCGACAGCCCGAACGCCAAACCAGCAGGACCAGACGAGTGGCGCAGCTCCTGCACCTCGGCCTCAAGCCGGGCGACACGGGCGGGCAGGTCATCGGGGGTCATGGGCGTCACGGTAGCGCACCGTGCGTCGGCGGGCCGGGAGCGGCAGGCGGGTGTCCCTCGTCGTTGCCGAAGTCGACCGGCCCGATCCGCACCTCCGCCGGGTCGACGCCTTCCCGTTCGGCGAGCACTACGGCGATATCGGCCATGAGGGTCGCGAGCGGGACCGCGGCGGCGGGGTCGACGTCAGCGCGGCACACCATCGGCCGCCAGCCGGTACATCGGGTGCAGCCAGCAGTCGCCGAGGTGGTCGACGGTCAGCCCGCACGGGTATCCGGCCACCATGTCACGTTCGGCCGCACGAGGTACCCGTACCATCCACCCGCACCGCCGAGGGCAGCCTGAGGTGTGCAGTTGCGGGCCGCCCTTCGCGTCGGACGCGTAGGCGTCCTGGCAGCAGTAGCCGGGTTTCGGGTCGATCAGGTCCCATAATTCGGAGGTCACCGCGTACCCTCCCCGTGCTCGGGACAGCCTGGGTCGTCGTTCATCCGCACCCAGCCCTTGCCCATGCTGACGCCGTACAGCCGGCCTAACCCCTTCCACTGGTACTCGCAGGTGCAGTCGGCACCGAGGAACGCCAGCCAGCGACGTAGCGGTTCCGGGCGCGGTTGGGCGGTGGCCGTCACGCGGGCCATCGCGCATCCGCCTTCCGCCAACATGGACACAAGCTCAGGTCGTAGTCGCTGCCACGGCCGACGAGATGGCACGCAAGGTTCTCGGCGACCGCCTTGGCGCACAGCGCGGCCGTGCAGCACTCGCAGTCCGGGCAAGGCGGGGACTCCGGGCGTACCCAGGTGTGGTAGTCACCGACGGGCGCGCCGTGAGCGAACGGGTCAGCCATCGGAGCCGCCTCCGTCGAGCACCTCGCCAAGCCGCCGCACCAGCCAGTCGCCCGAGTAGCCAAGCCCGGTCCGCGTACGGCGCTCCATGGCCTTGACGTACAGGGCGCGAACCGCCTCGAGCGCTTCATGGTCCGCCTTCAGCCTGCGCAGCATCGGCATCATGTCCTTGGCCTCTTCGGAGCGGACTTCGTCCTGCACGGCATCCTGGAACGCCAACAGGTTTTCGGCCATCCACTGCCAGTCGTCGCACTGGAACAGGTTGCGGCGGACCGGTAGACCGGCGTAGGTATCGGCAGTCATCACCCGCCGACCTTCCGTAGCTCGTCGCGGTACAGCGCCTCGGCGCACACCTCGCAACGGGTCGTCCCGTCCTCGCAACGGCGGAACTCATCGCCATCCACGAGTGGAGTCAACAACGCCGTCGCGGTCTCCTCGTCGGGGAAGTGAACGACGCTGCCGGTGTCACGGTCCTCGTACCGGCAACCGCAGCCGTCGCAAACGATCTCGCAGCAGTGGAGGTCGAACTCGCGGGCCGTCAGCCCAAGTTCGGTCAACTCCTCAACACCGAACGCTTCGGCCACCTTGGCGGGGCTGATGAAGTGAGGAGTGGCGCCTTCGTCGAACGGGTCGTAGTCGATGCCGTCATGGCTGACAAGTCGCCAGCACCGCGCGGGCAGGGTTGTGATCATCGGGGGCTCTCCTTTCGCGGCTCCCACCGCAGTTCTTCGACCCGGCCGCTCCACCCGTCCGGGTAGATCGTCTCGTAGTCAGGGCACTGTCCACGGTGCGCGCCAGCGTCGTTACGAAGACAGCCGCAGGGTTGCAGGTGAGCGGGGGTCAACCGGGCACGGACACCCCATGGAAGGCTCGCCATGGTCTCGACACTTTTGGCGACCTGCCGTTGCAGCCAACCAGGCTCCAGGGCCATCACGTCTCCTCCGTCCCGCCGTCCACGAACGGCACGCTGGCCACCGTCCGAACCTCCGCGCGTTGTAGCTCGACCCGCCACACGTCGCCCATCCGGCTGACGGTCTCGTACGCGCGGCGCGCTTGGTCTTCGTTGTCGAACCGGTGCAGCTCGTCCTTCCGCTCGACACCATCTGGCGTCCGGTAGTACCACTGCACCCGCCACTCAACGGACGACAACTCCTCCACCGCCGCCAGCCGCCGCACCTCGTACCGGTCGGCCCACCTGTGCTCCGCAGCCGTCTTGCGCCGCTCGTCCACCCGCGCATGTGCCACGGCCGGGTCGGTGTAAGTGACCGTGCCGAGCGTGTAGGTTGCGCCGTCCGGCTCGGTGTGGACGACGACGAACAGAGGGGCGGTCACCGGGACGCCTCCGCCTTGACCGCAGCCCACCGCTTCAGCACGGCGTGGATGCCGAACACGACCGCGTCCGCGATGTCCTTCGAAGCGTGGTCCTCGATGCCCATCTTCCTGCCCTCCTCCCTGGCTGCGGCCTCGGCCGCGTCGAAGATCTCGCTCCATGCCGCTGCCAACCCGACGAGGTTGCGGCCGAGCCGGTAGCGGGTCATCGCGGCACCAGCCCGGCACTCGGCGCGTCGTGGTAGCCGTTCTCGTAGAACGCGCAGCATATGTTGTTGATTGCCGTCCAGAACGCCGACCGTTCAGGGTCCAGGCCGACGACCTGGCCGAAGTGGCGGGCCATATCGGCAGCCGCGCCGATCGACAGCACGACCGGGTACCGGTCCGGCGCGACCGCGATGGTGAACGGCAGGTCGAAGCTTGCGCGGACCCGTGTAGCAACCTTCTCGTCGACTAGCAGGTGCAGCGTTGCCGGGTTCTCGTGCTCGTCGAAGTCGACCCGTGTCATCTGTGCGAACGGCTCCAGTGCTCGGCCTTCCGGTGTGTGGCACGGGCACTTGCACCGTTCCCCGTCCGGGTCGGAGCACTCGTCGTGCCAGCCGATCGAGCACTGACGGTTGCGGGGGTGGTCGTATGGCCGACGGTCGGTTCCGTCGGCGCCGATGAGCCGGTCGGTGTACTGGTCGGCGGTCTCGCCAGGTAATGCGGGCGGCATCTCCGGATACCAGCGACCACGTTCGATAATGTCGGTGCTCACGTGCTCTCCTCGGTGTCGTTACGGCGGCCCGCGCGGGGTCGGTTAGCGTGCGCGGCACGGACTGCAGCGGCGGGGTACAGGTTCTCGCCCGTACGGCCCGGCTTGCGTCCGGTCGCCTCGATGCCCCAGCGGGATAGTTGGCGCCGGGTCGATGCTCGGCGCACCTCGGGCGTGCTGCCCGTGCCGAGGTGGAGGAAGTCGGCCACCTGCTCGGTGGTCCACTCCTCCGACTCCGGCTTACGGCGCGGCATCAGACGGACCACTCGCGTCGCTCGCAACGGTCCACGAGGTCCCGGTTCATGTCGTGCGCGGCCTTCGCGGCACGCGCGTGGGCGTCGCGACCAACGAAGAGGTCCACCGTATGGGCGTTGGTCTCGTTGTCCCAGACGGAGGCCGTATAAGGGCCGGTAGTACGGACGCTGTAGCGGATCATGCCTCCATTATGCCTCGCAGCGAGGCACTCGGGCAAGCGGAACACCCGATCGTGCAACGCCTCCACGCAACCGGCAGCCCCCGAACCCGAAGGCCGGGGGCCGCAGCGAAGGGGCTAGGCGTAGAGCGCGATTTTCCCGGCGACGGTTGTCAACAGCGGACGCTGAAACCCGACGCGCTCGCCTGGACGGATCAGGTCAAGGTCGAACAACCGGCTTACGGTCGATGGCTGGACCGTCGTGGCGGAGCCTTCGATGTAGTGCCGATGAGGGTACTTCCGTTCGTCACGGAACAGCTTGCCGTCGTCGGCGGCTCGTAACGCATCGCGCTGGGAGCGGGTAAGGCTCATGGTGGGGCTCCTTCGCTGTTCAGGTATTTCTTCTTTATGGGCGTCGGGTCTTCGCATCCCCGGTGGCGGCTTGGCTATCGCACGCCCTCCTCTGTTGTCGCTAGCCGACCGGCGCGGGGCTCACCGGCGCCTCGGCCAGCTCGCCGCGGACCATCGCCTCGAGCTCGACCGCGAGCGCGTCCATCGGGTCCGGCCTACGGGTGCGGGGCCTGCGCTGCGCGGGGACCTTGGCCTTTGGCTTCGCAGTCCGGTTACGGGCGTGCCGCTTGCACGGGCAGTCGTCGGCGCACTTACGCGGCTCCGGCTTCACGTCCTCGACCGGCGCGGCCAGTGTCGCGGCCTGGGTCTCCTGTGCTTCGAGCTCGGCGAAGTCCGGCTTGATCCTCGCGGTGACCAGCTTCAGCCCGACCACGATCGCGACGAGCACCCCGAAGATGACCCGTGCGAGCAGCGTGCCCGGCGCGGCCACGTTCACCGCCGCCGACAGGCCGCCGCACACGCCGAGCATCCACCCGGCGCCGCGCTTGGCGCTTCTCGACAGGGCCGGCGTCTGCAACAGCTCGACCATGGTGAGCATGGCGAGGTCGTTGATGCCGGGGATCGCCCAGCCGAGCACGCCGATCGACGGGTCGGCGGTGAGGAACGTGGCCTGGTGCTGGTAGGTGACGGCGAACACGCCGGTCATGATGGCGCGGGTCTTCCACTTGCTGTTCTTGATGGTCTTCAGTACCGCCGGTACGACGTTCTTGGCGTACTCGGCGGCGAACTGCTGCGTGAGGGACTGGGTGGTCATGGCGTCCTCCCTGGCCGTTGGGCGGGGCGCTGCCGTTGCGGCGCTGCACCCGCTCGGGGGTTTGTGGCTGTTGGGCTGAGCGCCCAGAGGGCGGGGATCCCGGCTGCCCGGAACCCCGCTCTGAACCGCTCAGGAACGGCAGCCGCACGAGTAGAGGTGATCGACGACCGCGTACCCGCCTGGCTGCTTGCGGTACGAGTCGCGAGTCTCGAAGGTGTCGCCGTAGCGACACGCGCCTTCGACGACGGCCACATCGTAGCCGCAGAACTCGTGCATGTCGCCGGGGCCGATGCGCTCACCATGCCACAGGACCACGCCGTCGCGGATCGTCTCGCGAACCACGTACCCAACGATCATGTCGGTCGAGTGGCTGTGGCCGGGGTACGTGCGGATCGGCTTGTAGTCGGCCAGGTTGCGGCCGGCAACGACGGTGTCGGTGGTAACGGTGACGATGGTCATGTGTCGCTCGTTGCGGCTCTGTGTCATAGGGGAACATTATCTCACCCGCGAAGGTGTGTCAAGTGGGAACACAAAACTCGTCAGCGGGATGCTGGCCGACCGACCCTCGGGCTTCCGTACCGGTCATGGAGCAGCGTGATGCTGGCCAGTTCCTCTCGGAGCATCGGCCGCAGGTCGTTCTCCGCGATGTACCGCCGCACTAGTTCAGCGGCGATCCGGTTGGCCTCCCGTCGCGTGCGGGTACGGTTCTCGACCGGTTGAGGCATCGGCCGACCGGGGACTGTCAGGTACCAGGCGTTACGCAGGTACTCATCCCGCTTCGGGCCAGCAAACGCTACGTCGTCAAACCGGGCGTTGCAGTCGACGCACAGCATCCCTCGAACGGCCGACTTGTCCAGGTCTGGATCGTGGTCGATGTAGTTCGGTGAACTGGGCCACTCTCGGCGACCACACATCTCGCAGTGACCTTGCGAGCGTTGCCAGAGATCCTCGAACTCAGCACAAGTCATCTTGTACTGGCGGTGCCGGCAGTAGGTCTTAGCACGCTCCCGGTCGCGACAGTTGGTCTTGTCGATAACAAGGGCCGTGGTCACGTCATCGACCGGCCGAGGTTGCGATATACGGTCTTACGTTCGACACCGATCTCGTTGGCGATGTGCAGGATCGGGATCTCAGCCGCAGCCGCGTCCGCGAGCGCTTTCTTGTACTCTGCGTCGACCTGCGCCTTCTTGGCGTGGGCACGCTTGACGGCTACGAGCAAGCGCCGTTGGTCAGCGTTCGGGCTCCACGGAGGTCGCGACATACGACGAGGGTACTTGGTTACCGTTTCCATCCGACACAGGCTCCCGTCTCATTTGAGTTACTGGGTCGATCGTATACATGTTCCCGGTTGACACGCAATCCCTGAGTTGATACTGTTCCCTCATGACACACCGCACCGCCGCAGTCGACCCGCACACCGGCGTCACCCGCCGCGCCGGCAGCGTCAACGTCCGGGTACACCTCACCGACACCGGCCTCTATCGGGTCGAGACGACAGACTCGCGCGGTGTGCTCGACGACTGGACCCGCACGCTGCCCAACCGCGCGGAAGCCGTCGCCGCGTTCACCCACGTCCGCGCCGCGTTCGAGGTGCACGGCACCGCGCAGGCGGTCGAGGCCCGCCACAAGGCGCTCACGTTCAAGGTGCGGGACCTGCTCAACGCCCGCCGCGACACCACCCGCGAGCTCGCCGCCATCGAAGCTGAGCTCGACTCCATCGCCACCTTGTCCAACCGTGCCGCATACGCTGCAGCACTTGGTTACGCAGCCTGAAACCGGCTCGCCGTAAGGCCGCACACCGTCTTAGTCTGCAATGTTGCCCACACGAAAGGAACGGACAATGACCAGCCGCACCCAGTACACCGAAGACGACAAGGACGCGATCAAGGATCTCCTGGTCGGCCACGCCGTGGTCAAGGTCTCCGACGACACCCTCGTCCTCGACGACGGGCGGCACCTGCGGTTCGTCGGCCACGAAGGTGGATGTTCCTGCGGCGCGGGCGACTACGACCTCACCGAGCTCAACGGCGTCGACAACGTCATCACCAACGTCACGTTCATCGACGACCCGAGCGGCGACGACTACCCGGACGGCAAGGGCTACTACCGGATTTTCGTGTTCGCGGACAACAAGATGGTCAACCTCGCCACGTTCGAAGGTACGGACGGGAACGGCTACTACGGCACCGGGTACTCGATCCACCTAGCCTGAGCCCCGTACGGCGTGTCACTCACCCCGCCGCAACCCTGACCACGCACGCTGACCGAAGAACCTGGGCCAAGGACGGCCGACAACTCCATCCACTGCCCGGGTTCCTGGACCGCTTCAGCGGTTTGAACGGCCAACGGCTACCAGGATGCGTGTGAGTACTCCGGGCTTATCCGAGGACATCCCATCACCGCACGCCGTACCACCGCAGCCGTGACCGCCATCCTGCTCGCCACCGACCTCACCCCACCTGTAGCCGCCCTCGCCGCACCCGATCCGGTGCCGGTGTGGGCGGCTTCCTCGTTCGACCTGCCGACCCCGCCGTTGCGAGAACCGCCCGACGCGGTCCGCGTGGCAGTACTGCCTGCGCCCATCGCGCCGTCACCTGCGCACGTCCAGTCGTACGTGGGGCGGCACAGACGGGAGGTGGCCGCGTCGAGGTCTGCACCGCGCGTCGAGTCTGAGCACCAACCGCCAGCGGCGTCAGGGTCGGCCGCCGCGGTCGTGGCGTTCGCGCTCGCGCAGCTCGGCGACCCCTACGTCTTCGGCGCGGCCGGCCCCGGGGCGTTCGACTGCTCGGGCCTCACCATGGCCGCGTACGCCCGCGTCGGCGTCCGGCTGCCGCACGACGCGGACGCTCAGCGCCACTACGGCCGGGCCGTCACCCGCGCGCAGGCCCAACCGGGTGACCTAGTGACCTGGCCCGGCCATGTCGGGATCTACGCCGGCGGCGGCATGGTGGTGCACGCGCCGCACCCCGGCGACCACGTCCGGATGGCACCGCTCTGGGGTAGCCCGACGTTCCGGCGGATGGTCGGCTAAAGCTCCGCGAGGTCGATGACCCGTACGTTCGCGGCCAGGTCGGTGCCATCACAGTCCAGCCCCAGCACGCGTACCGGCCCGTACCCGAGGTCGGCAGTCGCCTCGTAGGCCCGGTGGTAGTGGCCATGCCAGATGAACCGGGGGCGGGTGGCGTCCACGACGCGGCGTAACACGTCGCGGTGCTCGTTCGCGCGCAGGATCTCCAACGGCGGCCAGCTTCCGCCGTTCAGCCCCGGAACGGTCACCCCGGACGGGCAGTCGTGCGCGACGAGCACGTCCACCGGGTCCGTGCCGCAGGCGGTCACGTCGTCGTCTGTGATGGCCTCCCCCGCCCACCACGAGACACCCGGTGTCCGTCGCTGCCGGTCCACCGAGTGCGCGCCGCCGCAGGCGAGGAACCGCACCCCGTCCCATTCCCAGCGGAACCCGCGCGGCAGGTGCCAGATGTGTCCGCTGACCTGCCGTAGCCCGTTCGGCCCGACCGGGGTGGCGGCGATGCGGCTGTGGTCGTCGTGGTTCCCGTCGACCCACAGCAGCGGCGTCCCGACCGCCGCGAGCGCGTCCTCGACGCCTGCGACGAACTCGGACGGGAAGTCGTAGGCGAAGTCGCCGAGATGCACGACCACGTCCGCACCTTCGTCGTCGGCGTGCTGGATGGCGTAGCGAGCCCACCTAGTGTTGGCGTGCCAGTCCCCCGCGACGGCGATGCGGGTTGGTGTGGCGAGCGGGTCGGTCGCCCTGCTGTTCGGCATCACGCCGCCTCCCTCGTCTGGTCGCGCATCTCGAACACCGCGTGCAGCAGCTCCGCCACCACGTCATCGTGCCCGTCACCTCGGCGGTGCGCGTCAGCGGCGGCCGTGGCGTGCCGGTGCACGACCCGGACGACCGGCGCGAGCGGCCCGTCGTCGCGCGGTGAGGCCACCACCCCGAATGTGGTCGCGAGGTACAGCACCCCCGGGTCGACCGGCCCGTCCGGCTCTACCCGCGCGGCACCCGAGGCGAGGCGGGCAAGATCGGCCCGTCCGGTGCCGGTGAGCCGCCAGCTTCTGCCGCCCGCGGTGCGTTCGCCGAGCGCGACCAGCCCGGCCCGTTCGGCTGCGCGCACCTCGGCGGTGACGTCGACCTGCTCGTCCCCGACGTCCACATGCGACGGCCCGTTGTCGACGGCCCGCCAGACGTGGCCGGCGTCGACCGCGGCGAGGAGCGCATGCGGGGACAGGGCGGGGGTGGGCATCGGTCAGCCTCGGACCGTGTCGTCGCCGTACATGGCGAGCATCTCGTCGAACGGCGGCCAGTCACGCTTCGGCGCTTGGCGTTCGTACTCGCGACCAGACAACCACCGCCATGCAGCGCGGGCGTCAGGGTCATGGCCGAGGAAGTCCCTGTTGTAACCGGACACCCGGTCGTAGGCGCTGCCGCACAAAGGGCAGACCAACGCCGCGCCTCGGAACGCTGGATGAGTGGCAAGGTTGCCGATGCGGTGGTAACGGTTACCAGGCATCACGCCTCTCCTTCCCCTACGCGTACCACCCACGCGCCATTGTCGAGCGCGTCCTGGACCTCGTCGTCGGTCCAGCGCAGCCCGCCCATCGACAGCCACGGCGGGGTGTACGGGCCGACCGGGCGGCGCTCGAGTACCACATCGCCAACCTGGACCTGGGAACGGTCAGGCAGGTCGGCGGCGCGCGGCGCGATCATCGCTGGGCCGCCAGCCGAACCATCGAGGCCGCTATCGCCAACCCTGCCTTCGCGTCCTGGCTGCCAATTTCCGTGACACGCGCCTCGATCCGCTCCGCGATCTCGTCGAGCCGCTCGTCCGTCAGCAGTAGGCCCGCTGCGTCGAGACCGTCGAGCAGTGCGTTGAGTATGATCCCGTCCGGCCCATACGGTCGCGCGTGGCCATAGATCCCAGCCTTGGCGCAACCGTCGTCGACTGCCTTCGCAAACGGGGTGCCCCGCCAGTCCTTGCCCATCACACGTCTCCTTCCGGGGCCAGCCGGCCCGCTTCCAACTCCGCCGCGACCCACCGCGCGCCTGCCGCGACCGCCTCGTACCGCTCGGCCGCGCGGAGGTCATCCAGGCCGCCACGGGCACGCTTCGACACCGCCCACGCGTCGCAACGGCGAGCCGCGTCACGGCAACCAGCGGGCGTAGTGAGGTCCAGGGCGGTGAGGTCGAGCGAGGTGGCCATGGCTAGAAGCCCTTGTTGAGCAACGGTTGTGCCCAGTCGGGCACCTGGTCTGCGTGCCAGAAGCGCTCGTCGTGTCGAGTAGCGCCAGCCGTACCGTCGGCGCGTACCCGGCAACCGGTGATCGTCATGCGTGAGAACTCCCCGTTGACGAAGTTGACCGTTACCGAGTCCGGGACGATCGACAGCGAACGGAACTGCACAACCATGGCGGGGACGCCCGTTACCTTGTAGTAGCGATCGACGGTAACAACCGTCTCAACTGGCGTGATGTTCATGTTGTCGGTGCTCATCAGAACTCCAAGACGTTGACGTAGACGTGCCTGTACCGGTACCAGCCCTCCGCCACCCGCAGGTACGCGAACGGCGGTGCGATGCGCACCTCCAACACCCGACGCCGGTCGCCACGGGCGAACCCGGACGCGAACACGGTGTCGCCCTCGCGAAGCTCGCGGGTGTCGATGCACGGACGGACACCGGCAGAAGGGGCGTGCGGCTGAAGGTCACCGAGGACGGTGAGGGTTTTGGTGGTGGCGGTCATGGCGTGACCCCTATACCTCGGTCGGGACGCGCTCGCCCAACCACCGCACCAAGGCGTAGCCGGTCGCGCCTTGCCAGATGCCATAGTCGGTGACGTAGTCCCCGTCGTACCAGCGCCCTTCCTCGAGTGGCCCGCCAAGAGCGCCCTCGGCGATCGTGGTCAGCCAGGCTCGGAACTCCGGTGAGAGATCTCGGTGAACCGGGATGAAGTCGGCGCCGAAGTGTACGGACTCGACGTTGCCGTCCGGGCCGGCGAGCAGCGTGTCGTGGTAGCTCATGCTGTCGGTCATGCCGTCGAAGTCGGCGCCGCGGTACCGGGCGGTGACCTGCTCGACCTGGTCCGGCGTCGGGCCGTCGGTCCAGTACACGTCGATCGACGCGCCGCCGGCGTACTTGTCAGAGCGGACCGAGAACCTGATGCCGGGGAACGCCTCTTTCAGCGCGGCCCGCAGGAGCTTCGCGGTCTCAGCGACGGTCAGGTAGCGGATGGGGCTGGTGCTGTCGGTCATGGCTCCATAGTAGCCAAGTGCACTTGGCGCGTCAAGTCAACTTGGCAAAGGAGGCTTGGCATCCTAGACTTGGCTGAGGAGGTGAGAGATCATGCCCGTCATGCCGTCTGTCGACGATGTTGTGAGCGCCTACCACGCCATTGGGGAGGCGTGGGAGACCTACCGTGCCACCTTGCGCGCCTGCATCGAAGAAGGCGGGGCCGAGGGGAGGACCGGCCGCCAAGCCGAAATCTCTCGACGTATCGGCCGAACCCGCGAGACGCTGCGGCAGGACGCCATGACGCCCGAACAGCGCGAACAGTTGAGGCGCGCGGAGGCCGACCGGCGAAAGAAGTCAGGCTTGACAAGCCGTACGTCCAAGAAACCCGCCAGGAAGGCCGCGCGATGACCCCGCCCGCGCTCCGCATCGCCGACGACTTTACCCTCCCCCTCGAAGCGGCTACCGAGACGTTCGCCATCCTTGCCCGTCGTGGCATGGGAAAGTCGTTCGCCGCTGCGGTCCTCGCCGAGGAGATGGTCGGCGCCGGTCTGCCGGTGTGCATCATCGACCCGACCGGCGCGCACTGGGGGCTCCGCTCATCCGCAGACGGCAAGGCCGCCGGCCTACCGGTGGTCATATTCGGCGGCGACCACGCCGACCTCCCGCTCGACGCGCACGGCGGCGCGATGGTCGCCGAGATCCTCAAGGACGGCCGGTTCCCCGCGATCCTGGACCTGTCGCTGCTCTCCAAGTCCGACGCCCGCCGGTTCGTCGCCGACTTCGCCGAGACGCTGTACCGAGTCAACCGGGAGCCGCTGCACATCGTCATCGATGAATGCGACCTGTTCATGCCGCAACGCGTGTTCAGCGGCATGGAGCGGCTCGTCGGCGCCATGGACGACGTTGTCCGGCGCGGGCGCATCCGGGGGCTCGGCGTCACCCTGATCTCGCAACGTCCAGCGGTCGTCAACAAGGACGTCCTCTCCCAGGTTGGCGCGCTCATCGTCCTCGGCATGACCGGCCGGCACGACATCGGCGCCATCGACGACTGGGTGTCGTTGCACGCCGACCCCGACGAGGCCCGCACAGTCAAGAGCAGCCTCGCCGCGCTGAAAGTCGGCGAGGCGTGGGTGTGGTCACCCGGCTGGCTCGGCGTCCTTCAGCGGATCCGCATCCGCCGCCGCCGAACGTTCGACAGTTCCGCCACCCCGAAGCCCGGCATGCGGAGGGTCGAGCCGAAGGAGTGGGCCAAGGTCGACCTGGACACCCTGCGTACCCGACTAGCTTCGCTCGGCGCCGAGGTCGAGGAGGTGGGTACCTCCGACCCGAAGCGGCTGCGCGCCGAGGTGGTCCGGCTGCGCCGCGCACTGACCGAGGCGCGCACCGCGACCCATGCCGCATCGCGAACGGTCGAGGTGCCCGTCGAGGTCAAGGTCGAGGTGCCGGTGCTCGAATCCGGGATGGCGGACCATCTGCGGTCGTTGACCCGGCAGTTGGACATCCTCGGTGTCGCCGTCAACGCGGTCCTGGACCGGTATGCCGGCCCCAACGGGGCAGTGCAGCCGGCTGCGTCGACTGCTGCGCCGACCCCCACGCGACAACCGAAGTCTGCCCCGCAGCCGACTACCTCCTCCCATGCGTCCGGTGACGTGAAGCTCGGCAAGGCGGAGCGTGCCATCCTCACCGTCCTCGCCCAGCACGGTCGGTCCACTATCACGCAGGTCGCGCTCCTGACCGGGTACAGCAGCAAGGGCGGCGGGTTCTCCAACGCGCTCTCCCGGCTCCGCACGCTCGGGTTCATGACCGGCCGCGGCGAGTTCGAAGCCACACCTGAAGGGCTCGCTGCACTCGGCGCTTGGGAGCCGTTGCCGACCGGTACGGACCTGGTCGCGTGGTGGCAGCGGAAGGTGGGCAAGGCGGCTGGGCTGGCGCTCGGTGTGCTCGTCGAGGCGTGGCCCCACGAGGTGCCGGTCGACGAGATCGCCAGCCGAACCGGGTATGCGGCCAGTGGTGGCGGGTTCTCCAACGCTCTGTCGCGGTTGCGCTCGCTGGACCTGGCCAGTGGACGTGGCGCGCTTCGGGTGGCGGACCCGCTCGGCGAGGCGTGGCGTCACTAGCCGCCGAGCGGTATCCCGCGCACCCACCCGAGGAACCGCTCATACAACACCCCCGCTGGCACGTCCCGCAGCGTCCGCATCGCGTCGACCAGCTCCGTCGCCTGCCGCATCGCCAACGCCAGCGGGTCGCCTGCGTACTCCTCGGCCAGCCACGCCCGCGCCCGCGCGCACGGCCACGCGTCGCCGCACCAGCACGTCCACGTGTCGTCCGGCGGGCCGTGCAGGACCCGCAGCCGGGTCACGTCCTCGGTTTCGGCGGCTCGTGGTTCGGGCACTCGCATGCCCGCGGCGGTTCCCATGCCCGGTTCCCCGGATGCACCCGCCTGGGGCACCTCTCGTGCCACCGCTTCGCCCGCTCCGGGTCCGTCGCCGCCACCCCGTGATGCTCGTGCCAGCACGGCATGCTCAACACCGCTGTCGTGGCCATCACCGGTCACCGTCCTACCGTCCAGTAGTCCCGCGGCGTCCAGTCGACCTGGGCCGGCCTCGTGGCGGTCGCCAGCCCACCCTCGGCCGCCAGGGCGGCGACGAGCATGCCGAGGGCGTCGGCCGCGACAAGGTCCCACGTCGTGCGCAGCTCGCCACCCGGGCCACACTGCCGCATCGTCACCTGCGGCGGCGCCCACGTCGCCGACTGCTCCAGCCACACCGTGGCCGACGTCAGCCCGTCCAACGCCTTCAGGCTCTGCTCGCGGGAGCGGTGCATGCCACCCGAGGCGGCCCTGCACCGGTCGGCCGCGTCGCACCAGCGCGGGTGGGCTTGCCTGCCGTTGTCGCTGTGCATGGGCATGGGGGTCACCTCCGGGGGTCGTTGGTGGTCTGGCGCGGCGGCCCGGGCCTCTCCTCCTTTACCCGTGGCGCATTCGTGAGATGGCCCCCGTTGGACAGTCGCGGGCCGCCGCACCCGGGCCCGTCACCCCTGCGGAGCATGGCGGGCCCGAACCCTGAGGCGTGGCGGCACGGGGGTTAGTCGGCTGTTGCCACGCCCAGGCACCCGACGGCCCCGCCCGCATCTCGAGTGCAACGTAGGGTCCGCCGGATGTGTTGGCCGTTCCCGCGCTCCCACCTTATGCAGGCAAGGATTGAGGTACGGCCTATTTCGCACCTTAATGCCAACAGATAGGACCGGCATACTGACCACCCGAAAGGGTACGCATGACCGCCCGTCAGTGTCGAAAACGTCATACGGTAATGGCCAACGGATAGAGCGTCGTCGCGCCTTGCTGACGTTATCGGGGACCGGCAACCAAGATCGGCAGCGGACTACCCCGACCGCACGAAACTTACCGCCTGACCTCGGCAAACGTGACTGGGCGGCCCTTGACCGGCATCACGCATCCAGCCCTGGGTAACTACGCATCGTTGTTACAGGTTTGCCATCACCCACCACTGTGGACGTTGCCAAACCATCAACATGGTCTAGCTGCGAAAACGGATGTCGACGACCCGGTCCGCCTCGGGTTCCCGCCAGTATGCCGCCCGTCGGACAGTCGCGCCACGAACAACGGTGCGTAACGCCAGGTTCCGCTCGGTACCCGTCATATCCGGCCACAACCGCAGCATCTCGTCGACGAGCCGAACCGTCTTTCCAGGGTCGGGCGGGTCCGCATTCTCGCGCGACTCAGCAAGTCGTTCCGTCTTCGTTTTCTCCTCGGCTTTGAACTTCTCGACCGCCGTCTTGTATGCGGAGTCGGGAACCTCGCCGCGCGCCCACCCCTCGGTGAGTCGAGCTATCGACTCTCGCGTTCTCGCGAGCTCCTTTTCCAACGTCCCCGCATCGGCGCCGGCTTTCGCGGCTTTCGTTATCTGCGCGGCGCGGGCACCCGGGTTCCCTTCGAGCTCGCCCGCATATTGTCTGACCGCGTCGAGCAGCACCGCCTCGATACGGACGAGCAAGGGGCTACCCACCCCGGCGCATCCCGGACGGGACGGCGGCTTGCCGTGTTTCCGGCGACCGGCGATGGTGACCGTCTTCGTATCAACAACTTCACGTCGACGCGGGCAGATCAACCGCGGTGTGGCAAGGTCACCTTTTCCTTTCTCGTGCGAACACCACACCGACAACGTCGACCCGCATCCGTCGCATTGAAGGAGACTGGTGAGCGAGTACTGCGGCGCGAGATGCCGAGGCGGGGTCGACTCGTCGGCGGCCAACCGGCGCGCGACCGCCTCCCATGTCGCGTCGTCGACGAGCGGTGGGTGCTCCCCTGGCGCGTCGATATCGCCCTCGAGGCTCGACCGCAGTACCACACGGCCGCGGTAAAGCGGGTTGCGCAGCATCACCTTGACCCGGGACCGGGCCATCGGCTTGCCACGAGCGGTCGCGAACGCTTTTGCGATATCGGACACCGGCTCACCGCGGGCGTATGCGGCGAACATAGCGGACACTGCCGACGCGAGGGCCGGGTCGGGTTCGAGCCGCCCATCGACGCGGACGTACCCTTGCGCGACGTGGCCGTGTGCCTTGCCTAAAGTATGTGCTCGTCGCGCGATGATCTGTGCCCAGCGTTGGCCCATCTGGTTGCCGAACAGCTCCGCCATGTTCAGCCACGTGTTGACCATGAAGTGGCCTTCGGGCGTGTCGTCGATCTGCTCGTGCGCCGACACGATGACGATGCCGTGTTCACGAAGCCAACGAACGAACGCGACCGACTCAGCAAGGTTCCGGCCGACCCGGTCGAGCTTCTGGACCGCAACAACATCAACCTGCCCGGCGGTCACCATGGCGCGGATGCGGGCGACACCGGGCCGGTTGAGCGACTGGCCCGAGACGTCGATGTCGTCATCGACGACCCCCACCTCACGGAGCCCGGACCGTCCGACGACGCCGCGCATGTCGGCGACCTGGACGGCTGGGCTGTGGAACCGCTCGCCCTCGCGGCCCATGAGCGCGCTCACCCTGACGTAGAGGACGGCCCGGCCGGGCTGGTCAGGTACGGCACGGAGCGGGCGGCGGGCGGCCACGGCTAGCTGATCCGGCGTACCTGGTCTGTGGCAACGGTGCGGTCGAGCCCGGCGAGGTGACCCCGGATGCGTTGCTCGTCGCCGTAATCACCGATGGCACCCTCGATGGCGTCGAGACGGCGGACGATGATGTAGGCGGTGACGGCCCAGTGGGCTAAGGCCGCTGTCGCGGCGATGACGGCCACGGTGACCGCTGGTCGGGTGGAAGGCACAGTTGCCTCCTACATATGGTCAGCGCGAGCGAACGGCTCGCGGATGTTGTCGTCTGACGTTGGCGGCTTTTCGCGTCCTGATGGTCACCGTACGGGTGAACCGTTCCGCCCGTGGAACAAATCGCACAATTTGGGTGGCCTACGGACGGTGCCGCTGCTGCCGCGTGTCGCGGGCGTACAGCCGCTCCCACGGCTCGAGCACGTAGCCGACCTGGGTGCGGATCCGGTCACGGTCCTCGGGCGGCAGGAGCGAGCCTTCGCCGATGAGCCGATCGAGGCGCAGCGCGTCCCGGTCGATCCGGCGTTCCGCCGGCGCGTCGCCGAGCGCGGTGTAGCCGGCCCGCCAGAACAGCTTGGCCTTTTCGTTGTCGTTGAGCCGAAGGGCCTTGGCGATGGCGCTGAGGGACTCCTGGTCGGGTCGGCCGACGTCGCCGTATATCCAGCGGGTGACGGTGGAGCCACTGACACCCACGTGGCGCGCGAACTGGGCGCGGCTGGTGTAACCGGCATCCTTCATCAAGGTCAACAGGTGCCAGCCGAACTCAGTCGGTTGGGGTTCATCGGCCGTCGTCGTGTTCCGCACATGGAACGACTTTACGGCACGTTTCGTTTCTGTCGAGCGGCGGCGTGACCTGCGTTGTCCGGGGATCCGGTTGCCATCCATGGCTGTCAGTCCCATGCGGGGCACGGTACACCCGTCCGTGCCGGCAACGGAACGGCAACCGATCGGACTACCCGAAGCCGTTGCATAAGTGGAACGCTCGGCGTACCGTTCGTTGCATGAGTGGAACGCCTACCGACCCTCCCCGCAGACGGAACGTTGACGTCCGGCTCAACAAGGCTGAGGTGGCTCCGGCGCTCAAGACCGCTGGGGTCAAGGACTCCCATCGGGCGCGGGCCGAGTTCCTCGGCATCACCGTCGCGATGGCGTTCCGCGCGTGGGGCAAGGCCGACGACAAGTACGGCGAACCAGTCGGCGCACAGGTGATCCACGCCGTGCAGACCAAGCTGAAGGTTCCCTACAAACGGGCTTTCGTCGAGATGGGTCCGCCTGCGGCTGACGAGGTGGCCGCGTGATGGCCGCTGAGACGACCCCCTTGGACCCGCGTACCCCTACCGGTCGCGCGGTCGCCGAGCGGCTCACCGACGTCCTGGCGTCGATCCGGCTCGCCGTCGCCGCGCGCAAGCGCAACCAGACGAGCGACCGCGAGGCCGCCTGACCCCTGAACGATCGAGGGCCCCGATGCGGACACATCGAGACCCTCGCGAGCAACCCGAACCGAACGACCTGAAGGGACACGGCTCAGATGCCATCGATGCTAACGCAAGAACTGAGTAGTGGTCACGCCGACCGCACCCCGGCGGGTGACGACGTCGCCTACGGTCGGACCCACGTGGCTGACTTGGTCGACGTGTCCGCGCCACTGGCGTACGTCACCGAAGAGGACGTGATGCGGGCGTGGCGGAGGCTATCCGCGTTGTCCTGCTGGCGGTCCCGCGAGGTTGGCAAGGGTTTCGGCCAGACCGCGCGCATCACGTTGGATGTGACGTGATGTGGCTGGCGTACGTAGCGGGCGCGTTCCTCGCCGTCGCTGGTGGTACGACGTTTTGGCTGTTGGGCAGGGCGGACGCGGCGGTTGCTGAAGCACTGTCCCGTGGCGGTGCGCGATGAGCCCAACGACCCGCCTTCATGTGGCCAATGCCCGTGGCGCAGTGCCGAACCTGTTCGCCGCGAACCCTGAGGCCGCCGCTGAGTACGTGGCCGCGTTGCACCGCAACGCTGAGCACGCGCTAGCGGCCAACCCTGACAACCCGTTGTCCCACGCGCACGCCCGGGTCGCTGAGGCTGCCCAACGGGAGCTCGACCGGGTCACGCAAGGCGGTGCGCTGTGACCGCCTTGTCCCCCACGGCCGTCGCCCGCCTGATCGCGGGTGCCGAGCAGCATCTTGCCGACTACGACCACGCGGCTCGATCGTCCGACCCGCACGCGGTGGAGTCAGCGACGTTCCTCGCGGTGATCGTGGTCGACGACGTCCGCCCGCTGGTCGACGAGCTTCGGCACAAGGTGGCTGAGGCGGACGAGGCGCACCGTCACCACAACGCGGCGACGCATGGCGAGTGGCGGGAGAAGGCCCGCGCGGACACGTTGCAGGACGAGGTGACGCGGCTGCGCGCGGAGAACGACCAACTGCGCGCCGCGCTCGCCGCCCGGCAGGTGACGTCGTGAGCCTCGCCACCGACCGGATCCTGTCTCAGACGTACCGGTACGCGATGCACTACCGGGCGGCCGTCACGCCGTCGGATGCTGACCAGTCGGCTGCCGCGTTCGCGGGGTTCGTCGGCCAGTTCGGCGAGCCGGTCCGCACGTTCGCCACCGACCTGTACCGCAGTGCGATCGCGGGTCCGGTGTTCGAGGACCGGCGCACCCGAGGGAGAAACTCATGACCGCATCCGTGTACCACCTGAGGCCCGGCGGGTCGTGGTCCGCGTCGCAGGCCACCGACGCGCTGACGCGGGTACCGCCCACGCTGGCACCGGTCGGTGACGACCTGGCCTGCGAGGCGACGGTGGTCGCGTGGCTGTGGCGTGAACGTGGCGCGGATGTGGCAATCCGGTACGTAGAGGCGTTGCGGGCGTTCGCCGACCGGACCGCCGTTACGCAGCCATGGCGTACGGACGTGGTTGGGCGGTTGGCGCGGATCGCGGATGCGGCGGAGCGGACGCTGCGGGAGCTGTCGGGCGGTGCGTCATGACCCGGGCCACGTTCCTCCGCCACGGCGTCCCGCTCGCCACCGGTGCACTGACGTTGCTCGCGTCCGCATCAACGCTGGCGCTGCTGCACGTGTCCGCCGGGTCATGCACTGCGGCGGGCGTCATCCTCGGGCTCATCGCGTGGGCGGTGGCTGGCGCGATGGTCGACGAACACTGGCCGGCTGGCGGTCAGGTGACGGCGATCATCGCATACGAGGACGAGCTTGCTGGCGATGAGACGCTACGGGCGCTGGCCGCCGAACTGGACCGTAGGCCGCCTGCGAAGGATCGGCTGGTGGAGCGGTGAAAGCGTTCTACCGGCGGCACCGGCTTGGTGTCCATGCCTCTGCTGCCATCGTCGCCATGTCCACGACTGCCGCCGCTCTCGCTGTGGTCGCCGCGTGGCCGGGCTGGTATGTGCCGGTGCTCGACTTCACGTTGGACGCGGCGCGGGAGTACGGCGCGGTCGCGTCGTTCGTCGCCGCGGTCATGCTGCTGATGCTGCTCGCGCTGGCCCGGTTCGACGTAGCCGTACAGAAGGCGCGGGTCGCCGAGATGGAGGCCGAACTGGCTGCCGAGCGGCGCACGAACGCCCTGCTGCGCAACCAGCTTGCCGAGCATGTGGACATGCACGACCCGGCGTGGGCCCGGCTCCGCCGTGAGGTCGAGGACGCGAGGGACCTGCTGTGAATGCTGCAACGACGTCCGCGTGTGGCCTGCGCCGCGCCGCGTGGATGGGTGTAGCCGGCGCGCTCGTGGCGTCCGGGACAGTCGTGGTCGCGGTGGTGGCTTGGCTACCCGCGAAGGCTGGCCGCTGGCTAACCGAGGGGCCCGACAGGGTTCCTGACGTGGACCTGGCTGACGAGGCGGTGGCCCGGTGAGCGCGGCGGTGACGCACCTCGTGGTGCAGCGGGACCCGCACACGAACACGGTGCTGCACACGTGGGCGGCGACGTCCAAGTTTGGCGGCTGGGTGAAGTGCGGCGAGCTTGCCCGTGAGGGCAAACGGCACCTGAGCGTCGAGCCGGTACCAGCAGCGGACGCGTGGCGGTGGGTCGACTGGGCGGAAGGGGTGGAGTCGTGACCGTTCAGCGCATCGACGGCAAGTACGGCCACTGGTACAAGATCGATGGCACCAAGGCCGACGGGGTCACCACCCTCATCAAGAACGGTCTTCCCAAGCCGGCGCTCATCGGCTGGGCCGCCAGGACCGTCGCCGAGTACGTCGCCGACGCGACCCCCGAAGTGCTTGCCACGCTGGCCGACCTCGGCCGTGACGGCATGGTCAACGCACTCAAGGGCGTGCCGTGGAAGAAGCGCGACGATGCGGCTGCCAAGGGTACCGAGGTGCACCGTCTCGCTGAGCATCTGGTCCGCGGTGACGAGGTCGAGGTACCCGAGCAGTTGGCTGGCTACGTCGACTCCTGTCTGGCGTTCTTCGACGACTGGAAGGTCCAGCCCGTCGCGGTCGAACGGACCATCGCCAACCGGCGGTGGCGGTACTGCGGCACGTTCGATCTCGTTGCCGACGCGGTCCGCCCCGACACTGGCGAGGCGGTTCGCGGGCTGTTCGACTACAAGACGTCCGGGTCGGGCATCTGGCCGGACGTGGCGTTGCAGTTTGCTGCCTACGCCAACGCCGAGGTCTACGTCGCCGAGGACAAGACCGAGCGGCCCATGGCCGACATCCTCCCGCCGGGCTCGCCTGGGTTCGGTGTGTGGCTGCGCGCCGACGGCTACGACGTGTACCCCGTCGACATGTCGGAGCCTGTCTACAAGACGTTCCTTCACGTCGCCTACGTCGCCCGCAAGTGCGACGAGAAAACGGGCGACATTAAGTCCTGGCTGTCACCGGCCATCCAGCCCGCCACCCTGCAAGGAGACCCATCGTGACCCTCGCCATCGCACGCGACAACAACAACGGCGCGCTCGAGCTGCGCCACAACGGCACCGCCATGGACACCACGAACGACGGGTTTGCCCGGCTGGCGCTTTGGGCCGAGGCCGCACAGGCGGCCCACTCGATGGCGACGAGCCTCGTGCAGACGTCGTTCGTGCCGGAGGCGTTTCGGGGTAAGGCGCACGAGGCAACGGCGGCGATCCTCGCTGGTGCCGAGGTTGGCTTGGACCCGATGGCGTCACTACGGTCGTTCGACATCATCCAGGGCACGGCCGCGCCACGGGCGAACACACTGCGAGCGATCGTGCAGTCGAAGGGCCACCAGATCCGGGTGGTGGAGTCGACCGCGACCCGCGCCGTCGTGGAGGGTCGCCGTCGGGGTGAGCAGGACTGGCAACGTTCGGTATGGACGATCGAGCGCGCCCAGAAGATGGGCCTGACGGGAAAGAAGAACTGGCAGGCGCAGCCGGCGGCGATGCTGGTCGCGCGAGCGACGGCTGAGGTGTCGCGGTGGATCGCGTCGGATGCCATCGCGGGGATCGCGTACAGCGCCGAGGAGCTCGCCGACGACGGTGCCGTGTACGAACCGGCGTCGGTCGACGCACCTGCGGCCGAGGTGAAGCCGGCCCGGAAGACGGCGCAGCGCCGTCCGGTTGCCCCGCCTCCCCCGGTGGCGGACCTGGAGCCGGAGCTGGATGAACCGGAGCCCGTTGTGTCAGAGCCCGTGTCCGCGCCACCCGCCGACGCGGACGGCATCACGAAGCCGCAGATGGGGAAGATGCAGGCGCTGTTCAAGCAGAAGGGTATCGATGATCGGGCGCAACGGCTGGCCTATGTGGCGGAGTCGATCGGCCGTGAGGTCGCATCGAGCAACGAACTGTCGAAGCGTGAGGCGTCACAGGTTATCGACGACCTGAGCCAGTTGCCGGACATGCCGGAGAACGACTGGCCGCAGGCGACGGAGCCGGGTGGTGCGGAGTGACCACTGCCATCCGCCTTGCCGCCGCGCTGCGCCGTCACGCGCACGAGCGCGAGTGCTGCCCGGTAGGCACCGTTGCCTACGACACGGCCGCCGCAGAGGCAGCCCGGTTGTACGACCGGGCGGACCGGCTCGACCCGATCGGAGGCAAGTCGTAACCACCGTCGAGACCCGCCCCGACGCGACGCACCTCGCGGTCATGGACACCTACCGCACCGTGGGCGCCCGCAACCAGCACGAGACGTACCTCAGCATGCCCATGACGACCGGCGCCGCGTACGCCGAGTGGCGGGCCGCCAACCCACACATTCAGCCCGGCACCCCCCAGTACGATCAG